TGTTAATTCTTCTCTGGAAAACGGGACCCATGTCCCGGTAGGTGTTTTGCGGTAACACAACACATCATCAATTATCGTTTCTTCGTAATGCATGGGGTTCATCCTCCCTTAATATTGCCACATATTTCTCATGGGCGTTATAACCGAGCCGTTTCCCCTTCACCCTTCTTCTTTCACCGGATACCCCAAGCCCAACTGCTCTTGCCCTATCACCCTCCCGGTGAATTTCTCTGTAATCGGTTTTGATGTCAATTTGATGGTAACTGCGGGGAACATCCCACCGTCCTTAAAGGGCGAAAACTCCACGCCCAGGCCGACGGTTAAGCCTTTCGCTGCCTGGCCGTACAATAATTCAATCTCCGTCTCATACGCCCGGAGTGCCACAGAGACAAGTTCGTTGATCTCTGTTATGGTGTCTTCATTTATTATCATTGGTTTCCCTCCCTCAGTCTTTTGTTTGTTGTATCTCAATATAATTATTACACAATATCCAACCTCCAAGATATACGGTCATATCTATATTCGAGATATCGCACCCATTGTCGCCGAGATGTTGGCAAGTTTCACAGGCATCCCAATGTGGTGCAGCTATACATCCTTCCATGATTAATATTTACCTCCATTATGATGATCGTTATTATACTCCCTCAACTTCCTATTTGTGTTGATTAAATATTCTTTTGATTTTGAAGCCCAAAAATGGATTGACTCTATAATTATCAACCCTTCAGGATCATTTTTTGGAGTAAGCCAAAATATTAAGCTGAAAAGTAATCCGCAAGCAAGCAGCCTGAGTTCTCTGAAAATATTTATCCTTTTCTCCTTCATGTTTCAGGGTATTCCCTTGATTTGCGATTTAGATTTTCGCCATTTTTCGTCTTCTGGTCTGAAATCCTTGCAACATCTCCGACAAAATATATACCCAGCGTACGTATGCTTTGACGGCTCAGGGACAGTGTGCCCCACATACTTGCAGACCCGGCCAAGAATTGAGCGCCGCCATATCCACCACCAATTTACGCGTTTCCATTTTAACCGTAAATTAATAGTTATAACTGGATACCGTAACATATTGCCTCCTATGAGGGGTACTCCCTCACCATCAAATCCTCTGGAACCGATTCTTTGTTTGACATCTTCTTCATAAAAAAAGGAATGCCTGCCTGTTTGCATTGATCTCGAATACCTCGCGCCCAATCCGAGTCCATGTACCTTGCGCCTGGGCCTGTTTCCGCTCCAACAATTACCCAATCAATTTTATATTTATCAATGTGTATGGTTTTCCAAAGATATCGATCTAAGTTTACATATTCCAAGCAAGGTTCGATACTTACAAACCTTACCGCGGCAGGAATTTGCAAAAGAAGCGGGATTCGTTCATCTGCGGCTTTCTGGTTTTCACAAGTTACGCCAACCCAGATGTTGGTCCATAGCTTAAAATTTTCGATGTTTCCTTCCAGGATTCGTTCTGGTCGTTTGGTGAGAAGTAAATATATATGATGCGTAGCACCAAATATATCGCTGGTCATTGTTGCAAAAACATTGTCAACCCAGGCATTTTCTACCTTCCCATGGAATAAATCTCCCATTGAACAGACAAAAATCCTACGAGGTTTCCTCCATTTTGTGGGTTGGTCGAGACGATCTGGATGAAAAGTCACCTTAAACGGATCATCTTGAGGATAGCCATTCCGGCCTCTTAACCGGGTGGCCATCCGTTTTGCATAGCAATTGGCACACCCTTCTGAAATAGGCGTGCAGCCGGTTATCGGTGACCAAGAAGCGTCACACCATTCTATGTTTGTGTTGTCTCCCATACTCCTCCTTTACGTGCCTTTGGCCTTTCACCACGTTTGTATTTTTGGACTGTGAAAGTATGCCCACATTTGCAAGTAACTTCCACCGGGTTTCTCCCTTTAACGACATAGTGGTCAATTATGTTACACTGAGGGCATTTCCTTGCTAATCCGGTCAACCAAAAATTCGCAGGTAACGGATCTTCGTATAGCAATTCATGGGGTTCGTCCATTATAAATCCTCATTAATTTCACACTCTTTCTTTGTAACAAACTCTTCCAACAGGTTGCAAAAATAACTTTGGGGAAGACCCCGTTTAGATAGAGTCAGTTTTTTCACCTCAAAATAAGGACACCAATCGCTCTTCCCTCCATTATTACACCAATTACCCTTTGGTATTTGTTTTTCGAGAGCTGCTATTATAGTTTCCATCAATATTCGGAAACCTTTTCTTCCGTCAGGCGGAAACCCTCACCACTCTTCCCGGCATCATACGCTTGTGCGAGAAGTTTTCCGATACCATAAACACCGTTAAAATTTCTCGAAAGGTTATTGTCTTCGGGTTCACCGTCATACACTGAAATTTTCGGCTTTCCGTCCACCTCAATGACTAACATTTGCCCATAATCTCTGGCTTCTGATGCTTTATCCGTTAATGTCAAAATTTTAATTTCCATAATACCCTCCTTATGAATAATAACAAGCAGTTAACCGAACAAACCTTTACCCACCCTAACCCGCCTCCCCAAAGAAAAGAGGCGCACCTTTTTAACGATCAAACTTTTTCATCGGGGACGGCGGGAGTTGAACCCGCAAAATAAAGAAGGGCCACAAACACCTTCCGCGGTAACCAATCCCCCGCTACATCCCCCATTTTCCGACTCACAGCTTCCCTCCTGTATTCAGGTTAATAAGCACTGTCACCCTACCCTTCGGCCTACTCTTTTACCTGGTCTCTTTGACGAGTCAGGCGGGCGTTCAGGTTCAGATTTTTTATTGACACGTAAAAGCAGTTCTAAAACATGTTCAAGGCCCGCAATAAACGCGATTTCATATGCAAGACTTGGCCCATCCTTAAAGTGTTTTTTGTGCCAAGCAACTTCGCTTTTCACTAATTCTATTGATGCATTCATATTTCACAACCCATCATATTTCTTCGCATTCTTCAATCCTTTGCCAATATTCATCAGCTATTTCACAATCTTGGCTGCAATATTCACTATCTTTATAGTTCCATCGCAGCCATTCTGGGTTATCATTTTCGTAATCTAACCGGCAATATTTACAACGCTTCCACATGGGAAACAGCCTACCACGTCCCGATCCCCATGTCAAGCCTTTTTTTGACGCATCAAGAAACCGTTTGACTTTCATCTTGCCCTGTGATACGATTTCTTCCATGGATAAATTACAGTTAGATACAGATAAGCTTCTCCAAATCCTCTCAGATATGGGCAAAAATCAATCATGGCTTGCTATCCAGGTCGGTATGTCCAAAAGTCTGGTCTCATACCACATCAGAAACAAGACGATTCGGGGCGCTGAGGTGTTCGCGCCGGTGTTTGGGGTCCGGGCTAAGGATCTGCTCAGGTAAGCGATATTCCCCCATCACTTTCAGAACTGCCAAATCAAACTGAAACTTTATTGCCGCCTTGCTCCACTCCGGCTCGGCGTCAATCTGTTCCCGGAAGGCAATCCTTATTTTTTCAACCACTTCCTCTGTTGTCATAATATGCCCTTTCTTTCGGTGGTCATGCTTCGTATATCATATCGTCTTTTAAAAAGCCCAGGCGATCACCAGTGCCAGTTTGATAAGTAAAATATGGTGTAACTATCCATTCATTCCTTGCCTCATCAATGATAATCCTATCGCCTGTATTATGGCCACAAACCTCCCTCAAAACTTTTATGTTTTTACAGTGCCCCGGAAGAACCATTTTTTATCTCCTCTGTCTGTATAGCTCCACCTCAATCTGACACAAAATCAATCAGATATTTCCGCCGCATTCCCACTCGTAACCTCCTCAACGCGCCACCCTTTTTATACCCTTCGATTTGCCGGACCCTCTCACGGGTGATACCCAGGATCACACCTATTTCCTCAAGGGTAGAGCTTCCCCTGTCTTCAACGTCCGGGGTGCAGGTCTCAGGGAGGCTGAAAATCAGATTATAAATTTGGTCGTCTGTCAGCTTCGGACCTCTGCTCTCGTCATAGAGCGCCCAGACCATGTGACATCTAAATCTAATCCAGGGGCATGGCCTGGGGCCGTTTATACAATCCGCCCGCGTTTTCGGCGGGGTGAGCTCTATATTCTTCATATCATAGCCCTCCATGGTTATCCCTTTTTTTCGAAATAAAACACGATAGGGCTTTCTGTTATTTTTATTTGGCCGAATCGTAACGCCCTATCGAATTGTGCGGTTGTTCGCAATCGGGAAACCTGCTTGCCTAATTCGTCACGCCAGACCTCCGGCCGCATACCGTGTTTATGGTTATTACATTTTGCACATGCAGGCATAAGATTATCGAATCTGTTCTTATCCAATTTTGGTTCGTGGTGGCTTAAACATTTAGGCCAATAATGATCTACCTGCATTTCCCGGAAATCAATTTTGCGCCCACAATAAGCGCAGTGACCTTCAAATTTATCATATAAGGCTTTCCGGTTTATCATTTTATGCTCCTTTCTCATGACCGCCCATACCGGGCATATGTTCAGTGGGATTTTTTGTTATGCAGGGCAGGATTCGAACCTGCAAGCTGAGGCCCACCATGGATATATTACGGAGTTTTGCGCTCGACTCAGCGGTATTCCCACCATGCATGTCTAACCCTTGGCCTCCGGGCAGTTATTGGGTTCCTTGCGTTTACCAGTTTCGCCACCTGCATAGCAAGTAGTTAGTGGACTTCCGTGGATCTGTGAAGCCTCCCATATTTCTCTCGCAAGTATCTTTAGCATAAAAGGTCTATTGTGGACCCTTGTATGGTAAGTCTCATTACCACCTATGCTACTCCACCATTCTTCGAACTTCACACCTTAACCCTCCTATTGAGACGTCCAGATCGAAGCATTACTAACCTTAATCCTGGGCGTTTGGGCCTGGGCGACTCGCGTCTCCAGGGCTGTGACCTGCTCCTGGACAGCGGTTATTGTCAGTTGGGTGTCTTCCCCTTGGCTGATCAGCAGACCAGCACAGACGGCTAACAGGCCTGCGAGGACGATTGATAAAAATTGACGCGTGGTCATTGTCATACCTGTTCGTTTTGGCACGTCTCGTCAAGATAGAGCCCTACTGTAGTGCAATTGAGCTTAGTTACACCTTCCGCACCACCATAGACAAAGGAAAAAGCCTGCTCTTTATTATGGGCGATGATTTCAAATTCAGATTCCTGATTATACTCTGCTAACTTAGCTATGACCTCACTTACTTTCATCTTTATGCTCCTTTCTCATGAATCTTTTTCCGGGTAACACTCCCAACAATAAGGGCCTTCTTCATCTTTTGTGTAATTACTGTCTTCGCCTCTGCCGGCATTCCCGGTTAGTTCGCCACACTCGCAACAATACTCAAGAGTGCAACCATGGTAACGGGCGTTTACTTGGTCATGTTCGCTTTGGAATAAAGGTCTTACCCGCCCTAATTCTCTTTCTTCTTTTATTTCGTCTATCCAATCCATAGCCCAGCCCTCATAATGTGCCTCTCCCAGACACGTTCTCAGTCGTTCAACATGACTTTTGCTCGACACTGTCCCTGCAAATCCAGGCCGCCATCAACGCCGCCTGTGACTTGGCATGCCGGGGACAGATACCGGCAGATATTATCCCAATGCCCTCAGCTAAACACCAGGGGCAGGGTTTCGAGTTTTGCTCTTCGTTCATGAATCATACTTCCTTTGAGAATCAAGGGGAAACCACCCCGTATTTCAAGACAAATCCAATTGAAATCAAAGTGATTGCCCCGATAATTACTGCGGGCGCCTCTTTTGTTTTGTGGTTGTTTAAAACATCCACAGCTTTCATCATAATCCCAGCCCCTAAACAAAAAGATCCCATCATTAAAATCACCGTAGCATTTAAATCCATAGGTCACTCCTCCTTCAGCGCCCGGACTACCAGCGCCCGAACATAGGTTGCAGGTTTGTCCAAACCTTCCTTCTCCATCGCCCGCCTGAGTTTGATTTCAAGCCAGCCGGGGATCGTTATCGTCATTTTTACGCTTGTCGTCCCTTTCATGCTTATCCCTCCCCTTCATCCCCGAACCCCAGATCCGGGCACTCTGTATTGTTTTCTGTTTGGAGCCTCGCCTGGACCCGGTCAACCACCAGCTGCCAGGTGGTATCCGTGATATGCTTGGCAATAGGGTCACCCAGCCAGATTTTACATTCGGTTACAACACGTCTCTTGGGTTTATTCTCACTTTTTTGGGGGAAATGAAACCGGATAAAACTTGGGACAAATACCATGTCCTCCGGTATAATCAACAGCAACCGTTCTTCAGCTTCTTTCATGTTCATTTTAGTCCCTCCTTTGTGCTATCTATATTATTTGCCGCCAATATATATGGCAGCAGACTTCAAATTATCAAAAACCTGACCGCCATTCCGGGTGACCATTTTCGCCACAGCACCAAGAGATTTCCATTGCCCTGTTGTAAATCGCATTTCACCATCATCCCGCAACAACACAAAGATGGTTTTTTCAGGTCTTTTGTTACTATCGTCAACGACTTCGGCTATCGAATAAACCCCTGTCATTTTTGGCGTAATAGTGTAAAGAACAAAATCGCAGGTCTCCCGCTCTTGAATTTCTTGCGCCATACAAGCTTCTGTCCAATCTGGGACAACTGGGTTGAAATATTCAATACCTTCACCAAATAAGTATATCATCATCCTGTTACGCCAGGTACTTTCGTTACAAGTGCCGCCGAGAAATACTCGTTTCATTTTAATCCCTCCTTTCGCGGTTATACGTCCATCATCCGAACAAGATAGCCCAGCCTGTGCCTGTATTTTTGCCCAACCAAGGCAGACCCCATCCATTTCAACATTTTCTTGTCATCATGCCTGCAATCCCCGCTCATCCAACCTCTAAGCTTGGACAAATCGTCAGTTGTTTGGATGCCTTCTGTCATTCCCATCCCGCTTTTTGTAATTCCAAAATAATTAAAATTTTTCATCAGCTATGCTCCTGTTTTATATTCCGCCCCACAATCCGGGCAGACTACCCACCATTGACCATCTTTGTCCATGTATGCGTTACAATTCCTGAACTCGCCCGGCCCTGCGAAAATAAAACCGCATTTACATTCCACCTTGATTTCTCCTGTATTTCTTGGCTTGCCCTGCGGGTACGGACATTGCTTTCCTTTTATGAGATATGCTTGATGAACAGGTGCAACCCGCGTACCTATTGTCTTCAGGGTGTTTTTGGTGGTATTCGCACGTGTGATGTTCAACCACCGTTTCCCATTCATCTGGATAATATATTATCAACATTTCGACCTCCGAACGCAAGAATCTAACAACTGGTTATCAACCCCATTCTCTACAGTTTTCATAGCATTTTCCCGGGTTGGCTCCGTCCCTAAATAGAAGCCCGGCCCCGTCCAAATCGCAGAGCTACAACTGTATGCCCAATCTCCAGTGTCAAGCCGGTGAACCTTTGCGAAAATCTTAAATATCTTTTCGCCATCGTTTTCGCATAAAGCCATACACCTGGTTGGACTATTTTTTATGTATTGCCAATTTATTGCGGCCATATTTTAACCTTTGCCGTCAGGGTCGAGCGGCTGGTTCGCACCACGTCCTGAGAATTTCTTACCGCGCGCAACGACTTGCCCAGACGGATCGACATAAACTTTGCCTGCCTTACATAGTTGGCCGTTGACAGTTATGGTTCTCGGGCCACTGACATGCACTCCATGGGCGGTCAAGAAGGCATCAATGGCAGTAGCTATTTCACATCCGGTCATAATAATATCTACTCCTGGTCCATATTTGGTTGTACCCTTGCCGTGTTTTATTTTCATGACATACCCCCTTTTATTCCCCCTTTTTTGCGGTTTTTTGGTATAGCTTGTTCAAGTTTTTTAATGTCTTCTATGAGACCAGCAAATGATAATCTTAGCAAGTCATCGTATTCAAGCCCTTGCAGACCAAGAGCTGACTTTGCGACTATCCCAGAGAGCAATGCAATTTCAATCTGTTTTCTCGGCTCTATCTTCATCTTTCATCTCCTTCGGCCCGGCTTTTTGAGTCCGCTGCACTGGCTGACTATGTTTTTTGTTGTTTCAATGATATGATTTCATATGGCCAGCATTCTTTTACATGGTTTTGAACATGAGCTGTAGCCGAAAGAAAGTCAGGATAATCTTTTACGGCAAAATGTAAATCGGAATCTGCATAATCTTTATATTGGATCTCAGCAACCCATGCCAAGTCCGATAATTGTACGCCACGCATTTTTTATCTCCTTAAAAGATAACGTTTAGCTAACCTGCGGCGACCTTTGCCGTCAGGGTCGAGCGGCTGGTTATAAATCAACATCTTCCCTTTTGATATAAATAGGGATAATTCCCAATAAAAACCACCCATGATAAATATACCTTTTTACTGGTCCGAATGTCCCATGCTTAATTTTCTTCCATGTTTTATAGGTAATCATCTTGATACCTCAATGTTTTCATCAACCATGCTCCTCTTTTTTATATGGTTGGTTACACATTAATCCCAAGCCCATCCAGCAGTTCTGCAATTTGGGCAATATAATGTTTCGTGATCAGCTTCACATAGTAACTCATGGCCCTCACCAACATGGCCACACCAATCACAGGTAAAAGATGGAAGTTCGCCTTCCCAGTCCGGGTTCTCTTCTTTAAGTGATATTGCGCTTTTGCCAGCACTCACAGCCTACCTCCTTTGGTTATGCGCCCCCAGGAACCGCCACACGGAACGTCCTGGGTAGTATTGATCCGGCAGTGTATATTTCCGGGCTTGGCTTTGTCCGTGCCGTCCAGATCCCGTGCATTCCCAAGTTCATGTGTCTGACGCATAACCGTTAAAGTTTTGCTGTTGCGATAACTGATTTACATTTTGTGCAAATGGAACAACCAGACACAACCTCATTGTCAGCAGAAACCCAATCATGTTCACAATCAGCAGCACCTTCTTCGTCCGCTGTATTGCCGAGTTGGGCGTCACCTTCCCGAAGTGCGATATCATCAAGCAATTCTAACGCTGCGCTTATCGCAATTTTTCGTTGATCCGCTGAGTAACTTTGTGGATTCCCCAAAATTTCCATGATGAATTTAGTGTTCATGTTTTCTCCCCTTAAAATGTCTCAATTATGCTCCTCATCGTGGCAGTCAATACATCTCATTTCTAAATTTTCCATAGTATCCTCGCCGCCTTGCGACTTGTGGGGGTCATGGTGAGCCGGAGTGCCGGGCTCTACCCACGCTCCACACTTTTGACATATCCCACCGTCCCTCACGTAAACCGCCTCATGCAGCTCTTCGAGGGCTTTCCCCTTTAATCTGTGGGGCTTGTGTTTCGGCACTGGGTTCATTCCGGCGCCTCTGCCTTTTCAGGAGGCGGGATCTCCACAGAATGCTCCATCAACGCCCACCTGCATATCCGCTTGACGTAGCTATCTTCGGCACTGAAAAACTCAACCGTTGATAACTTTGTGGTTGACCCTCCTACCGTCTTTCCCGGATCAATTTTGCTTTGAACCGGGTTGAACTCCCTCTTCAGGTCTTCGTGCATGTCGTCAGGGTTATCATGTCCGAAGTACTCTGCGAGAATCGGGATGACAACGCCAAAATAGTAGGCGTTCTGGTCGTTTGTCCTCTTTGTCTTGTGCCTGCGGATAGTGATATCAACATGCGCTCCATTAGGGAAAGTCGATACCCATCGAGACATCGATCTTTTAACGTGACCAAGGAGCTTCAACTTTTTGCCCACGATATCAGCTTCAAAGATGGGGATAGGTTGCTTCATGCTGATTCCTTCCGGCATTGCTCTAAAAACTCGGCAGATATTTTCTTGTCTGCGATTTTAATCATTTTTAATTCATATACTATTTCGCATTTGGGGCAAAATAACACCGTATCAAGTAACCCGTTACTGACTTCCTTGAGGTAATTATGGCACTTCCGGCAGGGCGTTTGGGTGATGTAAGGCTCTGCTGTTATATTTATTTTGCCGCACTTCATGTTAACCTCTCCAACATCTCATCAAGTTCCCGTAAAAACTCCATGACTTCCGTTTCAATCAATCTTATCATATCCTCATCACGGTACAAGCGGTTTACTTTTAAAGGCTTAATCCCTCGAAACTTTTTGGGGATAGTTACGCCTTCATTAGTGTCGTCAAATTCCGGGCAATAGACAATATAATCAATCCAGGTCCTACCGGAAACGGACAGAAAATCTTGGCATTGGTAAATGTGGTATGTGTTTATCGTTTTTGTGTATAAAAATTCAAGGAATACTTTCCCCTTCATTTTCTTGATTTCAATGCCACCGTCTTCCCCGACCAGGCCGTCAGGCGAAACATGCACCCTGGGTAGAGCGGATTTTATCATGGCTATCTGCTCCACATCAACATCTCGCTCCCACTCATACAATGCCCGAGCCTTTGGTTCAAACTCGTGGCCGCTGTCCATGTCTTTGCTGTGGTATGTTTCGTCTCGCTTTCCTGTGATAATCTCTTTTGCTAATGTATACATCAGGTCTTTCCGCATTTTACTTGGCTTGCCACTCTTACCCTTCGCAAGCACGGCAGGGATGCTTGACCCTCCGATGGAGCCTAAGCGTAAATCAAACCACTCCTTGCTATTCTGTTCTATCCCTCGGATGATTTCAGGCATTTTAGCGTTTCCCTTCCAGTACCTTGACTGCATTCTCGTATTGTTTCACCGGTAGTTCTGAGAGTGTTTCAATCCCGAACCGCTTTAGGAACTTGGGTCCGTCCGCGCCAACTTCTGTGCGGAGGGCGTCAAGGTTGGCGCTTTGTTCGTCTGTGATGTATTCAACCGGGTCCGAACCCCTTCCATCATCATCTTGCCCTTTGGCTGCGAGCCCGGTTAGAGATAGGAGCGTGTACCTTTGGAGGTAGGTTATTGTTGATCCTATGGCCTGTATTGCATTTTTGCTGCCGGAGGTATCGGCTTTTGCTGAGAGGCTGGTTGATTCCGAATGACCCTGTTCATGGGTAATGACGCAGGTAACAATAACATCTCCGTTTTGCGCTGTTTTCCATGCTACAGAAAGGCCGTGTTGGCTCAACGCTGCTCCAATAACTGATGTAACTGCTCCCAGGGTAGCATGGCTATATTCTGTAGTGCCACCTCCGGCCTGATAGCTAACGCTGGCATCTTTCAATATCTCCGGGGGGTTCTCCTTGAATGCCGCCATAGCCCTCGTGTACGCTTTCCGGGCTTCATTGGCCTCCCATCTCTCCTGAAGATCCATGAGTTTTTCCAGCTTCGCAAGATCAGCTCCCTGGTTTACGGCAACTGCCAACAGGTCGGCAGGTGTTGTTCCCGCCACAACCTCGCAGGGCTCAGGAACTACCACTCTTGTTTCTGGCGCCCTATCCTCAAAATGTCCAATCTTTTCGCCTATATTTTCCATTATAGTGCCTCCAGATCTGTAGTTGCTTTGTCGATTTGTCCCCAGACGACATCGGCAAAAATGTTGCATACAAACTGCACTTTTCTATCCTTGAGTTTAACAGGGCGTTCCGTCAAAAGCTTGTGGACCATCCCAAGAAATGCCAACACCTGTTCTTTCTCAGGTCGTAATGCCTCCTGTCGGGCCGCCTCCACTTTCGCTGCTTCCTCTTTCTCAACCCGTTCCTTTTCCTCACGCTCCACTTTGGCCGCTGCTTCTTTCTCAGCATCAATCTTGGCCTGTTTTTCAAAGGCCTCCTTCTCAATCCGCGCCTGCTCTTTGTGCTTTTCAGCTTCAATCGCTGCACGTTCGTCATCAATCTTCCGTTGAGCGGCTTCCTGATCTTCCTTGATCTTCCGGTTAGCTTCGTCAATCTTCCTTTGATCTTCGGCCAGGCGGTTCTTTTCGGCTTCCAGTACAGCCCTTTCCTTCGCAATCCTTTCCGATTCGGCTTTCCGGTCGGCCTCTTCTTTGGCGATCCGTTCAGCTTCAAGTCGCTTTTCCTCTGCTATCCGGGCCTGTTCTGCCTCGTAATCGGATTTGACCTTTGCAAAGAGACCGTGATATTCATCGGTTCCCATTGCAGCTATATCAAAATAAGGAAGGATAGTGTCGTATTTAGCGAGGTCTGCCATTCGGGCCTCGACCTTCTCCCTTTCCTTCCGCTCCTCCTCTTCCTTCCGCTTCGCTTCTTCCGCTTCCCATTCATCAAGCGGCTTTCTCACTCCGGCCTTGAGGTCATCACAAAAATCCCGCGCTGCTTTCCTGACAGCATCGACCTTCCCGGATTTAGCCTTCCAGTCGGCAACCATTTCTTTACCAATGTTATCTAACAGCGTCTTCGACCGGGTTATTTTGTACGCAAAAGACACGACCTCCTTCCGGCTCTCTTCCGTTGAGACATCTGGTGTAAACGCTTTCACTTTAGTCTCGATCTCAATTAATATTTTCTTCATACCTCCCTCGGTATAAAGCGCAACAGGGTCAAGTTTCTCCGCAACGATCAAACTTTTTTCAGTCATAATTACCCTCCAAAAAATAGATCCATGATTACCCAAACAAGACAGACAACTAAAACTACCACCGACACCGGCCCCAACCAGATCCAATTATCATTAATTATCTGTAGTATGGTTTCCATTCACACCTCAACTCCTTCCAGCATTGCCCCGTTGTATTTGTGTGTTACTTTACCGTCTATCCACACAGCAAACCACATCGCTTCCATCATTTGACCGCCTTCCATTACAACTGTAATTTTTTCTACACCTCCTTCCCCTACGGAAACACGCCCTTCATTCGGCCAAAATATACACCGAACCTCTTGGCCGTTTTTAAATTTTTGGTCTGTCTTACTGGGCCGCCACCGTGGGCAGTGCCGCATTGGTTTGCGTGTGGGTTAGGGTTTGAAATCCATTTGTCTGCATTATAAAAAACGAAAATCAATAAGTCAAGTCTTTTTTACAGGTACAGGTACTTTTTTCTGAATTATTTTTTCCTGTAAAAATCGCTTGACATAAAGAATCTAAGATGTTATGGATGTAACCATGAAAAATATAGTAGAAAATTTGGTTAAAAATTACCTCAAAAAATACGAAATGAAACAGACCGAATTTGCCATGCGGGTGGGTATATCCAAACAATTGCTCAATTGGCACCTCAAGCACCCGGAAGCCAAATGGAATCCCCAGGTGGCGCTCGGTATAGAGACGGCCACAAACTGCGAGATCCTGGCTTATGATTTGGTATTTAGGGACCGCAGACACGAAAAGCCGCGCCGGTGATTAAGGACGTTATATTCCAGGAGGTAAAAATGGGAAAATGCACAAATTGCAAAGGAACAGGGAAACAGGTTTTTCATGGGCACTTTGAGTCTGTAATGGGAACCTGTAATTTCTGCAAAGGATCTGGGAAAAGAGAAGATCAGTTAAAGTGGCTTGACAAGCTGAAATATAATAAGCCAGCGCAGCGGACTCAAGAAGCCGAGCCGGTGATTAAAGTGTCATAAGGAAAGGAGAATTACAATGAAGCAACCGAGGGAGCCAGGCATATATCAATTTACGTGTACGAAAAAATTCAGCTTTCCGATATCTTTAGACGAATGGGTCGTCGGGGTCGTTTTTAAAGAGGACGGTAAGTGGCGCTATTACGGCGTTGCAGGTTGCGCAAAATATGCCCATGGGTTTTCGTGGCCGCTGGCACCATTCGTGGGGCATGGGGAATTTAAGAGGTTAACCAGCAAAACAACATGACCCAAAAAAGCCGGGCAGGTGAACTATATCGTTATACAGGGGAAATAAATTGAGCATTATATCTGGAGTTAGGACCCCAAATGAAATAATCAGGCTAGTCCTCGAAGATTATGAAATTGATCAAAGCATAGCGGATAAAATCGAGGATAGATTAAACAAGGGAATGGTTTCAGTATCTGACAATAAAGCAACTTTGGTGATCATCGCCAAAAAAAATAAACTTGAATGGGCGTATGTTGATCTTGAGAGTGTTATTAAGCAAACCTCCCCTGGCGGGGATAAGCTCTGCCTTTGCCCTGGTGGGGTTGGCATTTGCGGCTTTGGTGAGTCTGCTACGGGGATATGTAAACACCTCCTCCGGTGATGGCTGGACGCAATCGCATGCAATGGAGCCTGTCGAGCAAACCATTGGTATGGAGGTTAATAAAATAATGGAGGGAAGCATGGAGGTTATAACCGGAAGTCTTGATATTTCTGGAATAAAACGACTACAAATGCCAGAGACGGTCATATTAATAGAATGTCCTAAATGTGGAGATGTGTTGGATATTCCTCTGATAGATCAAATATATTATCCTGCTAAAGGAGGGCATAACGTAGCGTTTTATTGTGAAAATTGTGATATTGAGGTCGCTCGAAAAATTGAGATTGTTTCGATAATCGTAACCCTGCATATACATGACCCAACAATTGTATAATCAGTCATTATATTTTTTTCTTGGGGGGGGGGAGGTATGGACAGATGATGGAAATGGAACAATTAAAAAAACGAATCAATGACAGTGGGATAGAGGGAGTATTAACAGCGCACATCCTGGACGATTACTCACCGGCAGGACAAATGATGATGCATCAATTAGGCGAATCAGGCGAGTACGTCCAGCGTAAAACTCCGGCGCACAGTTTTGATGCAAAATGGAGGATATTCCAGAAAGGCGCTGAACCATATTAGCGGTATAGATAGTCGTGATGTTTGACGAAATCATAAAATCAAGAGTTGAGAAAATACAGAGGATATTAGGATTAAAAGCTTCTGAATACGCTTCCAAAACAGACCGCTTCCACAATTTTAATGTTGCCGGTCGAATATCCGGGACAACACCCGAAAAAGCCCTATACGGGATGATGCTGAAACATGAGGTGTCAGTATTAGATTTGATTGAGATGGCAGACATTGAGCCTGAGAACCTATCTGCATCGTTGATTGATGAAAAGATAGGGGATTATATCAACTATTTAATATTGTTAGAGGGGATGCTTAAACAAAGATGTAACCAAAAGTAGGAATAACCCTTGACTTGCAAGCCGGGTTGTAGCTGAGGGTATATGAAACATTTAGATTTGTTTTCGGGGATCGGCGGTTTTGCTCTCGCGGCATCCTGGGTATGGGGCGTAGAACATGAAGTTGTGTCCTTCTGTGAGGTAGAACCGTTTGCCCAAAAAGTACTCAAAAAACATTGGCCGGAGGTTCCAGTCCATGATGATATTTCAACGTTTAATTGTGATAACCTGCAAAATATTGGCTTACTCACGGGTGGGTTTCCTTGCCAAGATATTTCCCTAAGCGGAAAAGGGGAAGGTTTGAATGGGAAAAGGTCAGGGTTATGGTTTGAAATGTTCAGGATTATCCGCACTATACGACCCCGTTTCGTTATCATTGAAAACAGTTCAGCGCTCCTTGTTCGAGGAGGGGGAAGAGTTATTGCAGATCTTGCCAGCATCAGGTTCGATGCACAATGGCAAGTTGTTACCGCAAAAGAAGTGGGCGCTCCGCATCTCCGTAAACGACTCTGTATTGTTGCCTACCCCAACAAAATCTATGGGGAAGCGGGGTTGGGGAATCTCTTTGAGCGGGCGGCGAAGGTATGCAGAAAAAGTGCAGAACGCCGCGCTCAGTTTTGGGTACAAACCCCCTGTCCGAATAATCGAATGGATGATGGGGTACCCGGAAAATTATACGAATTGGCAGTAGGGGCATATGGGAACGCAATAACCCCTCAAGCTTTTACACCCATCATGCAAGCGATTAAGGACTTGGAGGGACAACATCGCTTTTCCCTTGACTTGCAAGCCGGGTTGTGATTTGATGTCATTATGGACTATGCAGAGTTCTTAATCAAAAACTTTAAAAACACAAATAGCTCCAGGATAGCCAACCTTCCCAGGTTTGGCCGGTGCTGCATCACCACATCCTGGGGCTATTTGTGTTTTTAAGTGTATATTATGGGTGCTACAGGATACATTAAAGCCTGGAGAAAAGTCTTAGAATCTTCCACATACCATGCGCTTACTGCTTCTCAGCGAGACGTTTTTTGGGCGTGCCTGTTATTGGCAAACCGTAGTCCTACCGACTGGGAGTGGGAGGGCCAAGTTTTCAATTGCAATCCGGGTCAATTCATTACCTCATTGGATTCGCTTAAAAAAATATGTGCGAAAGATACGTCAACGCAAAATATCAGGACAGCACTAAAAAAATTAGAAAAGTGGCAATTTCTAACAAACGAATCAACAAAGACAGGAAGATTAATAACCATAGTCAATTGGGGTAGTTACCAGTACCTTGAAGAAGAGACCAACAAAGCAAATGACAAAGAGCTAACAAAGAGCCAACAAAGAGCTAACAAAGAGCTAACACCTAACAAGAAGATTAAGAAGATTAAGAAGATTAAGAAGGCAGAAAAGAACCCCCGCGCGCGAGAGAACGTTTGGGTCAAGTTATCACCTCCAACCCTTGAAGAGGTCAAAGCCTATTTCAAAGAAAAGGGTTACTCTGAAGAAGTCGCCGAAAAAGCATTTGAATATTACGATGAAGGTGACTGGATAGATGGGCAAGGTAACAAGGTTTATCGTTGGAAGCAAAAGATGATCGCTGTCTGGTTTAAAGAAGAAAATAAAGCTACGGAAGAAACCCCAAAGTTCAAGTTTTTCCTCCAGGATGATGAGAAAGACGCAAACGGTAATTGGATTTAAAAGTAGGAGGCCAACCCATGGGAATAAGATTGGATGCGATCAGGGAAATGCTCAATTTGTTTTCGCAGGCAATTGCGAAAAAGAAAATCACACAGGAATTGGTCGGGGCATATGATCACGCTTTAGCCAGGTACACCCTGGAAGATATCAGGCAGGCCGGGTACAAGTGCCTGGATGATTGCCAGTATTTTCCAAAAGTCAAAGACGTGCTCAGTCAATTGCGGCTCGTGGATAGGGATAAGCAGATGGACGGACAGCGGGGTTTTGAGCTTGCCCACTCAACTAAATGCCAGCTATGTGGTGCAGGCCCAACCCAATGCGGGAGGGACAAACCTGGAGATCCATGGGAGTGTAGGCGATGTTACACGGGGATGACGAGTGAGCAGATCAATGCCAAGCTTGCGGAGATAACCGCAACATTGTCCGCAGGGATGGGCATGTGATAGGCCAAATAGGACGCAGGGTGAAGTTTTGTATATCAACGTATAGCATTTATAGCGTGCGGGTAAAAAATGCAGCCACGTGGCTGTTAGGTGGGTTTTAGGGGGAATGTGAAATGAAAGCGCCATGGAAAAGCATGGGCACACGTCAAATAGGGGGTAAAATGAGGAAGGGTGCTTTATCTGCACCCTTCCCTTAAGTGTTTTATTTTGGTGGCAAATCGTCAGTAGCCGATGTCGTCTGGTCTGCCCTGGGACAGCCGAAACATTACCTTGAGCCCTTTTTCGGATCGGGAGCCGTGCTGTTAAATCGGCCTAATTATGATCCGCAGGTCCATATTGAGACGGTAAACGATAAAGACGGATTTATATCTAATGTGTGGAGATCAATACAATTTTCGCCAGAGAAAACAGCGAAGTGGTGCGATTGGCCGGTAAACCATGCTGATTTGTGTGCCCGGAGGAAAACTCTGCTGGCAAACGAAAGCAAACTATTAGAAAACCTAATAGCCGATGACGCCTGGCACGATCCCAAACTGGCGGGCTATTGGATTTGGGCGGCGTCGTGTTGGATCGGGTCCGGGTTGACACGGTCAAACGCCATACCGTACATAGGTAACTCAGGTATGGGAGTTAACAAGCTAAGTCTGGGTCAAATACCGAGCTTAACTGCCGCAGGTATGGGAGTTAACAAGCAAAGCGTTTCGCATCCCGGAGACATTTATCGGTGGTTCGTAGAGCTATCAGGTCGCCTTCGCCGGGTGAGGGTTGTATGTGGCGATTGGTCAAGAGTTTGCGGTGGTAACTGGCAAGATAAAATGGGCCAGGTTGGTATTTTTTTTGACCCCCCGTATGGTGTTGAGGACAGGAGTGGCGTATATCACAAAGAATCCCAGACAGTTGCTCAGGACGTGGAAGCGTGGTGCCTTGAGCGAGGAGAAAAAGAGACCTATAGGATTGTGCTTGCCGGGTATGATACTGAGCACCAGGCGTTGGGCGATGCAGGATGGGAGGTTTACAACTGGACCGCAGACGGCGGGTACAGTAACGTAGGTAAAGGAGACAACCAAAACCGCAAACGGGAAACGTTATGGCTATCCCCTTATTGCCTGCACACAGAAAAGCAGATGGAGCTATTTTAAATGCAAGCGCCAAGGATGACGGAAGCCGAACTCCAAGATCACTTAAAACGAGCAGGCCGGGGATGGGTTGTTGACGAAGAGCAGCCTGCGCCGGATCTTCCAGTACCCCTGGACGTGGGTCATCGGTACAGGTCACAATGGGAGCTGCAATACGCTGATTTCTTGGAGCAACAAAGGCATTTAAGGGAGATTGAGGCATGGTTATTTGAACCGTTCAATATCCGGCTGGCAGGCAATACCTATTACACGCCTGATTTCCTTGTGGTTGCAAAGCGGGAATTCCAGATCCACGAGGTGAAAGGTAGGCGGCGGCAAAAAGGGCTGGTAAAATTCAAGGTGGCCAGGGAATTATTGCCGTGGTTTAGATGGATTATGGTTACGAAAATCAAGGGGATTTGGGAGGAGGTGGCGATATGAAACGCCACCTCCTGTGACACAGACAAAGTTAATCCTCATAGATTTCACCAGGCTGTAATTTTGCTTGGTGATGTATGTTCATGATTCGGCCACGGTTGAGGCCTGCGATTCCTCCTGTCGGGATCGCTAAAACATCCTCTCCATGTATGGGGTTGTTGTGGCAATCCCGACCGTAATTCACAAGGGAGCACGTTTCGCAATACCCCTCGTTTTGAGTGCAATAATTGTTTTCCATTTTCCCTCTCCTTTTATTCGTTTAAGTTAACAATCTCCCTTTCCGTTCGCCCTTGTATTGTCTGCATTTCAATTACCCGCCCGGATACATCAGCAAGTGGCAAAACGGCCTGGTTTGTGCGGTCCCCGCGGTCCCAAAATCGCATCTCAACCCGCTCTCCGGCTATGGCTCGGCGCATGGCATCCTTGCAGGTCCGGCAGCAGCCGTGAAATATTTGTAGGGCGGATGGAGATCCTTTGAGATGATCCCCGCAGTAGGCGCAAATCTTTTTAGTTTTTTTCATGGGTTATCTCCCTCGCCTTGCTCGCTGGCCCATTTTTCCACCAAAGGCACATTGAAGCTCGCCATGCTACAGCAAGACGGGCTACCTGCTGAGGTTTGACGGGCAATGTGAGGTTCCACAGCGTGAAACCAAAAAGTCTTATCAATTCTCTCAAATTGAAAATGGCCGTTCGTGTGTGTCAACCGGCCATATACGGTGTCAAGATAATCCCCGCTATACGAAGATTCGAGCGACTGCATTGATTCGTTCTCAATGCCTAAAATATGAGCCAAGGAAAAAAGTTCATCTTTATCCGCATTTCCCACATATTCCGTTAATCTTTTCCTTAATTCTTCGTAATTCATCTGCTTACCTCCTTGGATAATTTAAGGTTAATTTGATACCGGCCTTGGCCACTTAATGCTGTAATTCCCGGCGATGTGGTCAACAGACAAACTGGAACCATCGGTGAATTTGAAATAAGGCCGATTCCGAGTTCCTTTAATTTCAACTCCTTGCTCTTTTTCTGCGGCGGCTGCGATTCGATGATGTTGCACTTCCCCATGGTTTGCATTTGCTGGGTCACTTATGATTTTTTGTGCTGTTTGCATTTACAAATCCTTTCCCGCGCTAAGATGCACGGACCCTGTGGTGGTTAATCAGACATAGCAATATTGAGATATTGCCATACTTCGGCCGGGAGGCGTTTCCCAGGCCGCATGTCCGCGTCGTAATTTTGGACGGCCCAGGTAACCCCACTGATATCAATCCCTAAAGTATCGTCACCATAAATCACAACTTCCGCGTCAGGGTATTTAGCCGCCAGTGTCAACAGGTGTCGTGGACATTCCAGGTCGTGATCTGCTGAGTCGATACTGGTCATGGTCTGGTTGTAGTGGGTGTATTTCACCGTCCCTTGTTTTATAAGTTCTGTGATTTTCATTGCTATTCCTCCCTTTAAATGGTTAGCGTTTAATCCCTCACTCCTGCCCACACCATCGCTGCAGGCAGGGTCAAGGATTAAATCAGGTCTGTCAGTTAATACCAGTTATGTCTACTCAATTCCCGGCCTGTGACCTCCGTAATGTGGCCGATTCTTTTCTTTTTGTTTGGGACTCCATACGCCTTAATCAAGTATATCATCCCGGTTGTTTTATCGACCATGAATACCCCGGAATTACGTTCATCCAGGTTTATGTATTTTCGTTTTTCGATCACTTTTTTGTTGTATTGGGTGTCATAATTTATGTCGTTATACTCCCTCTCAAAGCGTGCCCTACCTGCCTCATGCCATGCCTTTGCTAATTCTTCACATTTTTTAAGCATTTCCCCCCCCCATTTGAATTGTTAGTGTTTGTTCTTGCCTTCTAAACAATGCATTTGCCATGCCAAGGTAGGCAATACAGGCAAAAAACGTATAAGCTGTTGATATCACTAACAATAAAAATGTCCTGCCAACATCATGATCTTAGTGGTTTTCGTCCAAATCCGTGATTTGCACGTGGTAAAATACTACACTATTGGGTAAACCGTTGATATCGCTTGCTATTTCAGCTTGTGTAAAAAACCCTAAAAGTGGTCATTTTCACGGGTTTTTGACTGTCACGGGAAATATGTCTTGACAACAGTGGGGGGATGTGGAAGAATGTCAGCCATGGATAAGATAATATCATATTTGTCCATGCGCTCCGCCTGGGATAGCATCCTGGGTCAGACCTGTAGCCCTATAATGGCTATGGGTTTCGTAGTTAATCCAACCCTGTCTATACGTTTGTAGGCATGGGTTTTTTTGTGCCCAAATTGAGGAGATTAAATTGCAATGTTTTTACCATAGTGCGGATTTAGATGGCCATTGTTCAGGGGCGCTAATAAAAATGGTTCACCTGGATTGCAAAATGATCGGGATAGATTATGGTGATGTTTTCCCATGGGACACAATAAAACAGGACGAACCTGTTTTCATGGTTGATTTTAGTTTACAGCCGTTCGAGGATATGGAAAAACTGAATAAAACCTCATGTTTGACGTGGATAGATCATCACAAATCAGCGATAGAGTCGGCTCACACAAGAGGGTTTTTGGCAAACGCGCAGGCTTTGGAGGTCGGTAAAGGGGCGTGCCAGTTGGTGTATGAGTTTTTGCATCCAAATAAGCCTATCCCTACATTTGTTAAGCTACTGGCAGAATATGATGTGTGGGATCACTCCGATCCACGGACACTCGCGTTCCAGTACGGTATGAGACAGCAAAAAGATACCTCCCCGGAAAACATTGAATTTTGGATGGGCCTGTTTGATACCGAAAGGGTAATGCGGATCACTGAGGACGGCGGGATTATCCTGGATTACCAAAATACGGAAAATGGAAAATACGCGTTTGCATGTGCTTTCGAGACGGAATTGGATGGGTTGAAATGTATCGCAATGAATAAAATGCTCACTAACTCTAAGGTCTTCGACTCAGTGTGGGACAAAGAGCAGTATCAAGCAATGCTATTGTTTGGTTTCCGCAAGGGGTCTTGGACGGTAAGCTTATATTCCGACCGGGAAGATGTTGACGTGTCTGCAATTGCAAAAGCAAGGGGAGGCGGAGGGCATAAAGGGGCCGCTGGGTTTCAATGTGATGAATTACCGTTTTCTTTAAAATAATCACCGAAAATCCTGATAGGAGCGAGTAAGTGGGGTCAAGATCTCAAGATAGACGTGCGCGGAAATTAAGACGTAACCGGGCGAGGCTTACCGTCCCCCAACCATCTGTCCGGGATATATTAATCGACCGTCAAGAGATCGCTCAATACCTGGCGCAGTCACGTTTTAATCGTCTAATCGCAGCAGTCAAGAGACAGATCTATCGTAAACCCCACGGAGTGATGAGACAAAGGTAGAAAATTTATGAGGTTTTCAAAAAAATATGGCTATGCTATTTACCTGGGGGTTGCGTCTGCGGTCGTTGGTATCGACATAACATCCTGGGAGTATTATATTTTAAATATTCCCACGATTCTGCTGGTGCTCTGGCGTGGCCGCAAGTAGGTTTATCAAATGAGGGCCGGCAATAACAGGGAGAGGCAAAGACAAGCCGTCGAGGATGTAATCATCAAGCGTATAGACAGGAGGCGGGGGGTTAAGCCAGCTCCAAGGCCACGGTCTCTGAAAGTGACAATTAGGGAGTTATGGCTATATAAGCAGGCGGTGTTGAGTAAGGCTTTATGACCACGGAGGGTTATATTCAAGGGGGCCCATAGGTTATAAATGCTGTGAAATGCGGGGATATAGGTAATAATCATGTTGGTTTGTATGGTATGTGGGGTCGAGGTAGGAACCGACGTGCCTAAACACATTCACAGGTGCGAGGGGCATTATAGGTGTGATGTCTGCGGGGCCAAAGATAGTCTCGGATACCATGAGGGCAGGTTGGTGTGTAGTGAGTGCCGACAAGGGGTTCCGATATTAGCGCAGGTGAAAAAGGGAGGCAGAGTAGAAGTAAGTGGCTAAAAAAACTACACCAAAACCCCCGGTAGTGCGGCGGGCTAAAGCTGGACAACCGTCCAAAAAGGAATTAATAGACCTTGAATTACTAGAGGCGCTGTATTCATTTCGGCTAACAGACGTAGAGGTTTGTAAAATTTTCAATATCTCGCCTGCGACCCTAACGAATTACAAAAAGGACGAAGAATTTTTCGCTATCATAAAAAAAGGGAAGCAAGTATCTGATGACCGAGTCGAGAAATCATTATTTGAAAGGGCTGTAGGGTATGACCATCCGGAAGAGGACATCAGGGTCGTTAACGGTAAGATAGTCAAGACGGATATCATCAAACATTACCCGCCGGAAGTAGCTGCAATAATCTTCTGGCTAAAGAATCGAAAAAAGGATGAGTGGCGGGATAAGCAGGAGCATGGGCATACGTTGGATCTTCCTCCAGGCCTAAAGGTAACATTTGAAAAGAAATGAGATCGAAGTCAAGCTCCCACCTAAGTTCCAGGGGTTATTTAAACCTGCAAGGTACAAGATTTATTACGGAGGCAGGGGCGGGGCGAAGAGCCACAGCATAGCCACCGCGTTGGTTGCGAGGTCGCATTCTGAGCCGTTACGGATATTATGTACCCGTGAGTTCCAAAGTTCCATCGCTGACTCAGTTCATAGACTACTCGCGGATAAAATTAACACCATGGGCCTGTCTGATTGGTTTACGGTCACACGGACGGAGATCACGTCCAGGGCCGGGAGTCAGTTCATCTTCAAAGGCCTGCGGCATTCGATTCAGGAGATAAAATCTACGGAGGGAATTGACATCGTTTGGGTAGAAGAAGCCCAGGTTATCTCTGAGAGTTCGTGGGAGGTTCTAATCCCTACGATCCGGAAAGCCCAATCGGAAATCTGGATATCTTTCAACCCGGACGAGGCATTTGATCCGACATATCAGCGGTTCGTAGCCCACACGCCCCCAGGAAGTACCCTGGAGAAAGTGGGATGGGAGGACAACCCCTGGTTTCCCGATGTTCTGGATACTGAACGGCGGTACATGCTGGAGGTTGATCCGGAGGCATATGATCATGTTTGGGGTGGTAATTGCCGGACAATCAGCGATGCAGTGATATTTCGGGGCCGGGTGAGCGTTGAGACGTTTGATGAGCCGCCGGCGGATACTCGGTTGTATTACGGTTTGGATTATGGATTTGCAGTTTCCCCGACGGCATTTGTGCGGAGTTGGATACACGATGATACCCTGTATATTGACCACGAGGCTTGGGGTATAGGTGTTGAGTTAGACGATACACCTGATTTACTGGATACGGTTCCAGGGGCCAGGTCATGGCCTATCAAGGCGGATTCGGCCAGGCCAGAGACCACAAGTCATTTAAGGCGAAGAGGTTTTGACGTTTCATCCGCCGAAAAATGGCCGGGGAGCGTGGAAGACGGACTTGCTTTTTTAAAGAGTTTCCGGAAAATCATCGTGCATGAGCGATGCCCTCACGTGGCGGAAGAGTTCAGACTGTATTCGTACAAAACGGATAAACAAACAAATGAGATCCTACCGATAATCATAAAACGGTGGGATAATTTCCCGGATGCGCTTAGATATAGTATGGTCGGATTAATCAGGCGGTCAAACGTCCTGGATGATGTAATTTACGAGGATTTTCCTGCAAAAACATGAAAAATGAAAATGCAGTAAAAGCAATGACTTAGTTAACTTCGCTCACAGGGTGGGTATCGCGCAAAATGGCAATAGATACTAACGAAGAAATCGAAGCTGGCTTTTGGAAACGATGGATGTCTGTTGGGCAACTAAAAAAATGTATAGAAGGCCTAGATGACGCCGATGTCGTTTCCCCTAATAGAGTCGGCAATTTGACGGTTACGGATGATGTCGAGCAGCGAATGATTGGGTATGTTGATTTTTACGGGGAGCAGTTCACGGCTGTAGAACTAACAAAATAGAGCTGGTTGGTTTTTGGTAGTATTTTGGGGAAAACAGAAATGTTGAGGTGTATTTTGGCGTACAAACATGCATAACAAAAACTCAATTATAGAGGTCATAGAACATCCGTACTCGGAATTGTTGTACCAAGCGCGGTATGACGAGGCCGTGGTAACAGGCCAACCGATGGTAGAGCGGCCCTTCTGGTTCCGAAACACCGAAACCGGGCAGCTCTTCCACGATTTATACAGTTGTCTTGGGTGGCCGACCGAGGTCACCGACAAAGACGAGGGGATGCCAGGCTATACAGCGGTAGTCGGAGTCGTCAGGCCGGACGAATCGATGGAGCAGTACAACCCGATTAACGCAGATTTCCAATTATTAGCAGAGGCCGAAGCCCGGGACGTGCAAGTCTTGATCGCCCACGCGCTTCAAATGCGGGAAAGATATGGGTTTGGGCTGGATTCAGAACTATTGAAATGCTGTTATGGCGACCCGGAAAGGTTTATCATGACATTGGCGCTTAGAAATGAACAGCTCGGAGAAAAGCAGGCGTTGACTATCACGCCTCCGATTGACCTATATAGCCCGTCCGTGTTCGACAATTATTTACGGAGCCTGAAATCGTGTCTACTGAAAAACCAGCTCAGGTTTTATTTTGGGGGATGCAATATCTTAAAAGATCACCTTCGAGAATTCAGGAAAAACAATCCGGCTGTCATGGCAATAGGCGGGTTAGTCCATAGCCTGCTCGTACAGTGCTCCTGGATGACCGAATTAGGCCAGGGGATCTTCAACCTTGAGGAAAATTATGGATAATTTGACACTCGTATTGGTAATAGCAGGCAGTATGTTTTTGTTTGCAGCCCTGATCATCATTTCAACGATTGTGGGCGGGTGGCTTGTGTTTAAGGGTAGTAAGAGCGCCCAGTCGTCCGAGCCCTTCCTGGGGAGGGATAGTAGCCCCGGGGCGTATTCAATCAATGTAGACGGGCAAGACTTTCCGGGTCAGGAAACAGACGAAAATGAAGAGCATATCCTAAAGAAGACAGAGACGTTCTTGAAATCATTAGGGGGGAGATAAAGGTGTCTGATGTTAAGCGCACAGAGATTTGGGGGTGTAGCCGAAGGAATGCCAAGGAAATGACTCTGAGCTTTGATACGATAACTATAACCGCAGCCGAGGTGGGATTCCTGCAGGGCGGTAACAAACTCTTTTCAATGGAGATTACGCCTTCTTTTGAGACGGGAGGTATATTGGTCATAAAAGTTGCTGAAGGCAAGACAATACTAACGCTTGGCGATGTAGTAACGATTGTAGGAGGCGAAAATGATAGGTCTGGACGTCCAGTGCCCACAATGCCGACGGGTGATGCACACCACTACCCCGCTGTATAATCCGGAAAAGACAGCCAAAGGCAACATGGTTGAACTGCTGCCCAAATGGAAAAAACGAGGATGGCGGACGTTCTACGGTGGAGGAGGCGGCACAACACCTGCGGCAGCTATGCAGTGCCCTCATTGCTCAGGGAGGTTGGCGCCGTCCGGGAAATTAAGGATTAAGCCTGCGCCTGTGCCGGAGCTAACACAGGCACAGAAGAATCAAGCGATTATTGATGAGAGTTTTAAGTTGGAGCCCGAACCGCAAGCCCAGGATGTCCAGCAGAAAATCCGGGCTCAAGATACTATCTTCACATGCGAGTCTTGCGGTAGGCAGATAAGGGGCATTGTTGGGTTTAAATCGCACGAGAAAGCATGTAAGGTGGCTAATAATGGATGAAAAATGGTCCCTTGAAACCCTACCTCCGAAAGGTCACAAAGACGTGGCCCCATTTTGCCTTGGCCTGTTTGATATAGCAAAAGCAGAGAAGGAGCGGCTAAAGAAGAATGAGGACGGGATCGCAAATTACAGCCTGTACCGTGGAAAATCACCAGCAGGCCAGGTGTCGAGGATCAAAAACCCTGTGAACCTGTATTTTTCAAACGTAGAGAGAACCGTGGCAAACATCACAAGTCGGAATCCGACTGGCGAGGTTGTCGATTTGGATGGGGTAGATGACGATGCTGAAAAAGTTCTGTCGGCCTGGTTACTCAAGTGGTGGAAAGATACAGGGCAGAGGGAGAAGACAAAAAAGTCAGGCCGAACGATGGAAGTTTACGGCGTGACGGTCGAAAAGCCCGGCTGGGATAAAGAGAAGGCCCGGCCCCACATCCGAGTTGAAGATCCTTTTGCATGGTTCCCGGCACCAGGTAGGTGGGAAAACGCACCCTTGGAAATGCCGTTTATGTGTTTTGTGTATCTCGATTATATTGACAAGGTTGAGTCGGAATATAAAGTCAAGGACATTGCGGAAGAAGACGCTTACACTCTATTGGGGGCTATCAGGGAAGAGTATCAATCTGATTTTTCTGCAGAAAGTTTTGGTAATTACGCTACGCCAATAACGGCGGGGTCTAAAGCGCAGGGCACAGAAAAGAAGATCGAACGGTGTCTAAAAATTGAAGTCTGGATGAGGGACAAAAGGACTAAGATAGTTACAACCGAAGAGCCGATGCTTGACGAGGAAACCGGGGAGATAGTGGTTAATGAACAGGGCGCGCCCTTAGTATGCAAAACCACAGAAAAGGTCCCGGTTTACCCGGATGGAGTAAGGGTCGTAACCATTGTTGCAGCCAAAGAGGGCACGGGCCAACATGACGGATACATGGTCCTGGAAGATTGCGCCAACCCAAACATAAACCCACTGGTTTCCACAGAATTGACGTCCAAAACTCATCCATGGAAGCGGTTCCCAATGTATTATGCTAATTCTTATGACGATCTGGTAACGGTGTGGGGGTTTTCAGCAGGGGAACAGGTCGGGGATTTAATACAGTATATCAATAAAATCATAGTCAAATTAATAGCTTATGTTATTAATGTGGTAGTACCGCCTTTGATCGTCCAGAAACACTGCGGGATCAAGCAATCAGATATTGAGTCTTGCCTCGAGAAAGGGGGGAGGTTGTTGTTAATGCCGAACATCCCCAACGCCCGCATCGAATTCATGCAAATACCCAATCTGCCGGCCACTTTCTTCCAGGTATTAGATCTTCTTGTCAGGTTTTTTGACAGGGTTTATGCCATGGAGGAAGCAGATCGAGGACAGGCCCCGAAAGGTGTTATCGCGGCTGCGGCAATTATGGCGCTCCAGGAGAGGAACCAGGCACTTATGCAGCCCAAAACTGCGTCAATAGAATTTTTGGCAGAAAGCAGGTCAAAGTGGGCGATTGGGCTAATTCAGAATTTTGGGAGTAAAATGGAGTCTGTCGAGGTAGGGGATGAGCCTCGGGAATTCATAGGCGCGAATTTCATTGGCAGGCAGTTTGGGTATATCGTTGAAACCGGAAGCACAATGCCGAGAACATCTCTACAATTACAAGAGATAGCCCCGACCCTGTTTGAGGGCGGTCTCGTTGATAGACGGGCAGCATTGGAAATGTTGGGGATTCCTGATTGGCAAAACATCGTAGAGAGGATGGGCGAGACGGAGCTTGATCAGGCGCTACAAGTTTTGATAGAATCCGGGTTGCCTGAAGAGGAAGCGACGAGGTTACACCAATACTTAATACAGCCAGGCCAGGGCGTCGGTGGCTCGAAGACGGAGGAAACTGAATCACAGAAAGCCTCGGGTCCGGGTGTGCCGAAGGCGGTTTAAGGAGTTTAGATGCCGGTATATGAGTTCCAATGTGAGTGTGGGAAGATATCTGAGGGAATATTCAAGGTAACTGATTCCCCTGAAAGCATTGAATGTCCTTGTGGTAACAGGGCGAAGAAAATCCTCTCTATCGGGGCAATAGAAACTGATACCAAAGTGAAATGGATGCCCTCGGCAAGCAATATCCTTACAAGGGGTTATGAACGCCCGATAGAGACCAGAACGGAATACCGGGCGTATCTCAAGGAGAATAATTTAGAGCCGAAAGCATAATCAAATTGTAGGCAGAAAACCATAAGCCAGTGCAAAATGGATAAACGCACTAAGACTGCGCTGTTTTGCAATGGCTTTTTTATTGGAGTTGCGGGGCCTGAAAGGGATAACCCCGTAACATGCTTTAAACACTTTAGATTTCCGGGATAACCAGGAGAGACCCTGCGGGGGCAATCTTGAATGGCCTTGAAAGGAGAAACGAGATGGCAGAAGACAAGGGTGTGGAAGGGCAAGCGGCGGAAGGTACCGAGGATAAAAACTATCTTGGGAATTGGAAAACTGAAGAACAGGCGAAAGAAGGGCTGGGGCATCTTGAAGCAAAGCTCGCTGAACAAGGTAACGAGGTGGGTTATTTGCGGAAGGAGGTCGAGGGGCTTAGAAATAGACCAGCCCCGCTTCCCCCTACTCCTGAGCCTGAAGTCCCTGATTATGCTGAGGAAATAAGCGCTATCCAAGGCAAGATAGTGGACCTCGACCCTGATGATGTGGGCTACCAGAAAACCCTGGCCGGCTTACTTAGCCAGTCGAATGCTCTTATCGCGGAGGCGTCCAAGGCAGCGACTTTGACCGAGGCTACAAGGGTGTTCAAAACAGAGCTTGATGAGAGGGACACCCAAGCTATCGAGTCAGCCTTCCACAAGAATAACCCTGATTTCAATACACCAGAAATACAGAGGCAAATTGAAGAGCGCATGAATCTCGACCCAACAGGTATGACCGACGCACTTGTGGCGTATCGGGAGTTGGAAAGAGATAATGCCACTAATAGGGCAACCCAGCTTGAAGAAGAGAACGCCGAGCTGAAAAGGTTGGCTACCGTCTCTGAAGGTGCAAACCAGACGGGCAAGGTGGAGGTGACAGGGGGAGCGAGCCCTCCTCTACCACCTGCACAGCCTAAGCTAACAGGCGATGCCCTCCATGCTGCGATGTTGAAGGCAGCGCAGGAAGCGGCATGAGCTGACAATAAGGAGGCAATAAAATGTCCTTACTAAACCAGTTAAACGCAACCACGACAGTGAAATGGTTGAATACAACCCCCGAAGACATCCTTAACACAGCATCCGCCCTCGTTTGGAAATTGATGGGGAATGCTGTTAAGCGGGGTAATTGGGCGGTACAGCCCAGTGAGACAGTTGATGGCGGGAAAATGGTAGAGGTTCCGATTGAGTATGCAAACAGTAACTCTGGCCAGTACGGAGCCGATACGGTTATCAGCATTGATAAAGTGGACCTCTTCGATGCTGCTCGGTTCGGGTGGGCAGGTGTTCATGGTGCCAACACCCTGAACCTGGACGATCTCACCCAAAATACCGGCGGAAACGTTATCGTCAGGTTGACAGACAAGTATATCGATTCCATCAAGAAGGCTGCCAGAGTACAAATGGCTGCTGATGTGATTGCAGCGTCAACAGGCGTTGATTATCATATCAACGGTCTGGGTGATCTGTTTAATACCAATACTGCCATAGCATATGGAAGCATTACCGAAGCAGAAATGGCAAATTGGAAGGCAAACGTGATTACCACAAATGCGGAGATCTGCTTTGAGGTAATGCAAAAGATCTTCCGGGAGCCGGACATGGGAGGTTTCGCTGGGGCTCTCCCGAATTTCTGTGTCACGACCCAGGCCCTTCTGGACGGGTATGAGAGGACCTTGCAGCCTCAACAGTGGTATTCCGATAAGGATATGGTGTCTGCCGGGTGGGCGAATGTTTGGCATAAAGGTGCGCCGATTGTTGCGGATAAGGGGGTTGGATCGACATCGCTTTATGCGTTGAACCTCAATTTCCTGAGTTTGAGAGCGCATGAAAAGTACAATTTCACCACACCTGTCTGGGCACCTGTATCAGTGCAGAAGCCAGATACCATCACCGCGAACACCAGGTTCAGGGGTAATCTGTACTGCACGAATCGGCGTATGCATGCTTTACACAGCAACCTGTCAGAACCGACGTAACAGGTGAAATAAACCTTCAACAAAAGCAGGGGGGGGCATAACCCCCTTGTTTTAGAGGTGATATTATGGGGGAGAGAGTAAAAACGGTGGGCGGTAATAGGGCAAACCGCCCCGTATCAGAGTTTCAACAAAACATTGCCGGTACTGAGTATTATGTTGGGCCAAATGCGTCACTGGTCGGTGATGATGACCGTACCGGGAAGTCGAAAAAAGCTTCGCTTGCGACATGGGCAGAAGCGATTGACCGTGCGGATGCGGACAAGAACGATATTATTTACCTTTTACCGGGGCATGCGGAGACATTTGCCACAGCGGCCGCAGTCAATATAAACAAAGCTGGTATTCGGACTATCAATCTGGGCGTTGGCGCGCTTGCGGCTACATTTACATTTAGCGCTGTGGATGCAACCGTCACCATGACGGCAGCTTCTTGCACCATTGAAGGTAAACCTATATTCAAGCCTTCTATTGATTCTGTCGTTTCACCTATCGTGGTGAGTGCCGCTGATTGCAAGCTTGACGTTGAGGTTCAGGATGCCAGCGCAACGGTCGAATGTGTCAACGCAATCTTGACCACAGCAGCCGCAGACAGGCTCGATGTCAACCTAAAATACCGGGGGTTCATTGCCGGTAATGCCTGCGTCAATGCGATCAGGCTGGTTGGGGTAGACACTGCGAGAATCTACGTTGATTTTTACGGTGTGGCGTCAACTTCAATCGTTGAATTCCATACCACAGCTTGTCATGACATAGACATCAAGGGCAAGTTCTACAACGATGGAACAAGCCTTACCAAGAATGTTGTGGATACGGCAACGGGGTCAACGTGGTCCGCCCAGGGTTGGGATGGGAATTCAAACGCCAACTTTTCCGGCGGCGATAATTCCGCTCTGGCAAGTGATGATGGTTCAGCGATTGCGGCCCAAACGACAAAAATTGATGCAGCAACCTTAGCAGTTGCTCCTACCGCCAATTCGCTTGCGGCCTTTATTGCTTCGGGCGGAACCGCACTCGGGCAAGAGTTGCCTGACAGTCAGTCCTTAATCGATTTGATTGGGGACTATACAGGGCCTCATGATGGCGCTGTCCAGGACGACAACATTAAGGCCTCGCTTGATCTTTTGCATACTCATGCGGACGCTACGCCACAATGTGTAGAGAAAAGCGATGGAGCCGTGCTTACTGGCCTTGATCCTCTTTTCACAATCACTGGTGGACCTGTCAGGTGCAAGATAGTTGGGCATGTCACAACTATAATCGGTGGGGCAACGAACTTGAGGCTTCAGCATATCACGACAGACCCAGCGGCGACAGTCGATCTTAATGCTGGGGCAGTTGCGGCCGACAATGACGCGGTTGGTACGGTTTACCATAATCTTGGGGCAACCAGTGTTTTCACTCCGTCAGGCGGGCTTGGCTTTGTTTTGCTCGATCCTGTTACGGTCGAAGAGACTGAATTTGTTCTTGCTCCTGGGGTGGTGCAATGCCTTGGGTCTGCCGCGCAAACCGGAGTAATTAAGTGGTATATGACTTATGAGCCATGTTCTCCGAGTAGCGCAGTTGTGGCCGCAGCGTAACCTTTTTAAACGAATAGGAGGTATTTTAAGATGATTAGAATAGACTTAGTGATCCCGGTCGCTGCAACTACTGCCGATGATTTTTTCTATCCGGTGTCAGCCGTAGGAAATGTCTCGGAGGTTATCGCTGTGTACGACCAGGAAACCGATTTGGATGAAACAATAACTGTCAGCAGGGGGACAACAGCCGTAAACCTATGCACTCCGCCTGCCGATGCAACGGCGGAAGGAACTTCGTTTACAGGTGTGCCTGATACCACCAATAAAGCGTTGCTCTTCGACCCTGCTTCTACCACTGTGGCCAACCGGGTGTTGAAAATATCAGTTCCCAACACCTTCGATACCGCAGGACATCTGGGTCTGAGTATCCTTTTTGACGATACCGCTTATGTGGAACAGGCCGCACTTGAGGCGTGATCCTCCCCTGTCGCATAGAAACTAACCAGCCTTAAGCGTCTGACAGGGGCGCTTAAGGCCTTCTTGAGGGGTTACGAATGCCCGATTTAGCCGAACTTATCGTAAGCGTAAAGGGTGTGATCCAGGACACCTCCTACTCTATTTCAGATATCATCACCAGGTTAAACGATGCTGTCGAAGCGGTAACCGCAGGCGTTTTTATGCCTAACAGGAGGGATGTTTCCCCTCCCCTTCCAGAGCTTTACCAATCTGATATAATAGCAACGACCGTCAATGCTTACGCTGATCTTCCCGCTACTTACCAGCGGGGTCTTTTTTATGTTTTGGACAGTAGCGGCGAAAAAGTAGGGATGCCAAGAGGTGGTAATTATTACGATTTTATGTTGTTCCTGAATAATTCAGATAAGAGAGATTTGACCGAAACGGGAGCTGTGCATACGGCCTGTGTGAAGGGCACGATGCTTTATTATCAGGGGATACCATCGAGTAGCGCAGATTTAACGGTCATGTTTTATCGGAAACCTGTTGATATGGCAATTGACCAGGCAGTCTATAATTCGACCACGATATCTTTTGCGGCTGCTACTGGTAATATTTCTGATTCAGGCAGTGGGTTAGCATCTTTCACTACCGATGGCGGTTTACTGGTATCTGGGTCAACCTTGAACGACGGATATTATACAGTGTCGGCGGTTGACGTCGCTGGAGCATATATAACGGTCAATGAAGGGCTGACAAATGAAAGTGCAGGCAGTACGGTTTCGATCGTCCAATCTAACGACGAACCGGATGGCTTGCCTGTGCATCTGGCGAAAAAACTTGTTGCACATTATGTTTGCAAGGAAATTTTTGGGGAGGGATTAGAAGACACTGAGACTGCCAGTGGAACCGCAGTCAAATATCATACTGGCAAATTCTATGAAGCCATGGAAAATATGGTTTTATTCATAGGTGAAGACGGGGAGCCACTTTATTATGGCGATTCAGGCTTTATAGATGGTGGAATTTGCGATTAATGGATTCGGTGACCAAGGAGAGAAATTATGGCTAAGAAAAAGGATTTTCAAGGAACGGAAACCTACACGAGAACACCCACGAGGTCTTATATTCGGAACTCAGCTTCATGGCAGGAACGGCCTATGTCTGGTTCTGGGCCTATCACCGAGAGAGTTGCAGTTGATCGGGGAGCGGCATCCCTCAGTAAGCCTGGGGCAAAAGCACGTAAAACCTTGACGCCAAGGAAAAAGAAAAAGAAACCGGGTGCCATGGTGGGTTACATTAAAAGGCGTAACGAAGCAGCTTCGTATGAATAAGGACCCCAACCCGAATTTCATAGGGAAAGAAGAAGGTAAGGGGAGAAATTGTATCTTTCCCGTTTACCGATTTAAAGAGCCTCCGACTCTCTCTGAGGTGGTAAAGGTGGCGGGATTGGGACATAACAAGCGCATCCGAGACGGCGGCTTTGTGGTAGGTCTTTCGTGTCATGAAGATCCTATCCCCAAGAAATATATTCCCGTGGTGAAGGACCCCTGGTTTATTGTTAAAAGTGGCTTGTTTGTGATGACGAAAAAGGCACAGGAGCAAGTTATCGTGGTATCTGGGGGGATGTCAACTTTTGCTCCATGGCATAGGGGCTATGTGAAATATGACCCCTTAAGAATCGTGGCCGATGACACTGCCTCCGCGATTGATATTGCGGAAGAATGTTTATTTTTCTCTCAATGCCTGCACCCTGGTAATTAAAACGACATGCCAAACCCAATCACCATATTCACGGGATCAACAGGGATCAATACGAAGGTTGATCCTACCAGATTACGGTTCGACTCGAAAACTGGTATCTCGGATTTTGCCGCTGCTATTAATGTCGATATTGATGATACCGGTAGGCCGAGCAGGCGCAAAGGGTCAACCCGCGTGCTTACCGGTAACTGGCACAGCTTGTTTGATTGTAGGGAATATGCCCTGGGCGTTACAGGTGATGCTCTTTCCGTTATAGAATATGATTTTAGCTCAACCCCGATACGGAACGTAACGCCTGCCCATAGAATGCGGTACTTGCAGGTTGAAGATAAGGTTTATTACGCCAATGGTACTGAAAAAGGCTACGTGCAAGACAGGGTAAGTCATCCCTGGGTAGCCGGAGCTTATGTTGGCCCACCTACCACGAAAACCTTCAGCGATCCACCTGTCGGTACGATCTTAGAAATCTACAACAGCAGGGTATATATCGTTATACAATCAAGAGTTAAGTATTCAGCCAGAAATGCGCATTCCTGGTACAACCTGGCCTCTGATGGGTTTAGGTTTGCAAACGATGTGACGATGCTCAGGGCTATAAATGACGGCATCTATGTTGGCACCACAAAAGAAACTTTGTTCTTGTCAGGTGCCGGCGGGGCAGATTTAAGGCGGATCAGCGTTGCCGATTATGGGGTTATTGAGGGAACTGATGTCATTGTGCCGGGGTCTCGGGTAGCAGGAGGGAAAATCGCTTCGTCCCCCGTCGCCATGTGGACTTCAAGCGAGGGGATCTGTATGGGCGGTCCCGAAGGCCTTTTTATCAACCTGACAGAGAAAAAACTGTCGTTACCATCTGCAAGGTATGGGTCTGCTATTTACAAAGATGGTAAATATATTGTTTGCCTGGAGCCTTAATGAATATCGAGGCATGTGCAAAGATATTGAGCAAGTACAATCAGACGCAATTAAATGTTAAAAAAGCAGGGTTAGTTTTTCAATCATATTTAGGAGGTTTGAATTTGGCTATAGAAGGGTTTAAGGAATTAGCTTCTGCTTCTTTGCAAGTTGCAGCAAGCAAAAATTTTGGGCTGACACCTGATAGAGATTTTTATACTCGCGTCATGGAAGAAGATACGCTTGGTAGGTTAAGACCAGCCTTCCAATCCGGAGATTATTATTTATGCCCTGATACACACAAGATAAAGACTGTTTTACCGGAGTCTGCCATGGTGGAATCTCCATGGGTTCATGTAAAACGAAACCCTGAGATCAACTGTCGAGTTTGGCATAAAATATGGTTTAATCTTCTGGGGATCTTGCCTTCACCATGTTTAAATTGTTGGAAAGTGGTCGTGGTGCCGGAATCCTTGCCTCAGTTGTTTGCATTGTTGGAAGTGCAAAAACTATTACAACGATATTCAAAATGTGGTGTTGAGATTAGGGATTATGTTAACAGAAATTATGGTGGATATTTCTACAATAATTCTCTTGAGGAGGGGAGGGAAAGATGGGCAGAGGTCCGTCAGATGGTAGATGAATCTATCTCTCCAGATATCACTGTTATTTTGAAACGAGGATGCACGGAGTATGAACGGAAATTTGGCCGAAGCGATAATTGGGAGAATATCGTGACCCCAGAACAAAAGCGCTTTGAAAAAGACATGGCGCCTTATTTCAGCGAGTTTGGGAAAAGAAAGGGTCCACAATTCGAGGATATCCAGTTGCATGTAAAGCGTACATGGGTTGACTTTGCGTACAGCAGGGGAGATCCGACTTATATCCATTATACAGGCGGGTGCGATCTTTACCCAAAACCTGTTGAATACCACGTTAACCCTTAAACAAGGAGATTAGTTATGGCCTTAAGACTCTCAACCGGACTTATAAATTCGATTTTAGGAAATGCTTCCTTAATGGGAACTGACCTCGCTTATGTCGACGGTGGGGCAAGTCCTGATACTATTACAGATGCAAGCTCTCGGTTTATTACTGCGGGGTTCAAGGTGGGTGATGCTTACACGGTTGCCGGGTTTGCCAGCCCATCCAGTGATCTTACGTCTGCCATTACTCTTACTGGGGTTTTGGCTGGGACGCTTACATTCATTACCGGGACTGTGCCGTCCAGTAAAGCCTTTGAGGCGGCTTCTATTATTACGGGGGATAATGGGGGTAGTTGGAAGGAACTGTTTGATTATGGGGTGTGTGAGATTTACGATGGCACACAACCAGCAACCGCTGACCTTGCTCAAACAGGATCACTATTGTGTATCATAAGCAAAGACGGCGCCACGTTTACTCCTGGATCGACCACTAATGGTTTACGGTGGAGGCAGGTGATAAGCGGTGTGTTGAGCAAAAACGCTGACACCTGGAAGGGTACTGCCACTGCGGATGGGACTGCTGGTTGGGCAAGGTATTACGATACTCAGATGACCAAAGGCGCAAGCACTAATGCTGTGCGGTTTGATATGGATATCAGTACAGCGAATACTCAGTTTATGCTGAGTAACGTTAATGTTGTGACCGGAGCGCCGATCACAGTAGATACCTGCATCTTTACGCAACCATCAGCTTAAAAGGTAGGGCTAATTATGGCTAAGTATAGTAATCCTAACGCCCTGGACGCTTGCCTGAATTGGTACAAGACAAATGCTATTGAAATGGTTGTTTGTTCTTCGTATCCGACTACTTACGAGGAAGCCAGTGCGACTTACGCATTAGCTGATATAGCTATCGACGCAGGGGATTTTGTCGGGCCGATTGACGGGGATATTGCAGGTGAAAGGGTTCTTGCCGTGAACAATCAGGATAATGTTCTGGTAGATGTCAGTGGGAGTTCTGCGTATATCGCATTGCTCACGACCAATTCTATCGCTTACGTGACTTCTTGTGGAGCGAAAACTCTCGTGGCAGGGAAATATACTACAATTCCCTCATGGGACATAACTTCGGAGCAACCGACTTAAGATGACAGTTACTTGGAATCCTGCTGATAAAGGGACAGATATATCCCTGTCTAACGGGGACAAGACCGCTACCAAGACTGCAACAGGTTGGGTTAATTGTAGTGTTAGGGCTACTGATTCACAGGGCGCTGGTAAATGTTATTTTGAAATTCAAGTTGACGTTGCTGCGAATGAGCAGGTAATTGGCATCGCGACATCTGCTGCTCCGGTAAGTAGTTATTTGGGGAGTGACGCCAATGGGTGGGGTTGGAATAGCGCTGGTTATCTATTCCATAGTGGCAATCAAGGTGCATATGGGGGGGCATGGCTAACAGGTAATATTGGGGTAGCTTATGATGGGGTCTTAAAGAAACTTTGGTTTAGAAAGGAAGGGGTATGGATAGGTGATCCTGTTGCAGGTACAGGGGAAGCCTTCAGTGGTATATCGGGGAATGTTTTCCCTATGGCATCCATATTCGTATTAAACGATGTTCAAAGTTGCCTATTCAGTAGCGATCTCCTTGTTTATGATATTCCGTCTGGTTATGAGGCATGGGATTGGGAACCCCCAGATTTAACAGCAGTAGTTACTCTAATTGCTCCATCACCTGTCGCAGCTTTCTATTGTGGTGCGACCATGTCCTTGACCGCACCAGCGCCTACTACTACCTTTCATTGTGGCGGGAATGTAGCCTTAACTGCTCCTCTCCCTATAATCGAGATTACCGACCCAGCTATTCCCTATGTAGATGATGCGGTTCAGGGGCAAAGAGCAGATCATGTAATTCTACAAGATTCAACTGTCCCCGAAGGTGATATCGAGCTGATAGCTCCTATGCCGTCAGCCACAACACATTGTGGAGCTACGGTAGGGCTAACAGCGCCAGCGCCAACGACTGCAATAGCGGCAACGTACTCTGATATAGGGCGCATTATCTTGACTCCGCCGATGCCGTCAGTAGTCGCTTATGGCGGGGGCCGGGTAATTCTTTCGCCCCCCATGCCAGCTACCGAGGCAGAGGCAACCGTTTCTAAATTCGCTGTGCTATCCATGATAGCGCCAATGGCTTCCGTGTCGATAGAAGCAACGGTTGGGATTTTGGCGGATATTCTTCTTGCGGCTCCTATGGCTGTTGTCGGGGCCACAGGATATGCCGGCGCTTTTGCTCAAATTGGTCTCACTGCCCCCATAGCCACAATAGAAATTATAGGGTATGATGATTTGAGCGGGGATATATCTCTCGTTGCTCCCATGGGTTTACTTGAAATCGAAGGGTCTATGGGTAACCGATTCACTGATTACGTATTACGATATGATCCTGACCGGACAGGGTGTGAGGGCTAACCATGGCTAATGACCGTTTAGGTGCCGTTGTTAATCTGAATAATGTAGCTGTAACCCAAAGGGAAGGGTTTAATTTTGCAAGCCTTTGTCATTTTGGTGGCACCTGTTTAGGCGCGAATGAGGACGGGGTTTTCACTCTGAACACTGCGGACACGGACCAATATATCAACGCAGGCAGCCCCGGCACGAACATTGATGCTTTCTTCGAGCTACCAACCAGTGATCTTGGGATTCCCAACCAAAAGAGAATCCGGCGCTGGTATGTCGGATACGAGACGAACGGGAACCTGTTATTTGAGGTTGCTTTTGATGATGGGAGAACTGAAAGCTATACGCTAACACCCATTAAGGCAAGCGATAAGCAACATGGAAGCAGATTGCCAGGAACAAGGACGCAAAGGGGCCGTTACATAAAGCATAAAGTATCGAATATCAACGGGTGTGACTTCGCTGTCGATTCGATTGATATGGCGCTGGTTGTTTTGGGAAAGAGGCCCCCAGGGGCACGATAATGATATTCCCTCCAAGTTTTAAATATAACGGGCCGGTGGATGAACAAGCACATTGGTTAAGATTTGGGTCCGTACAGCTTGATGTCCTTCATAGGGATATGAATTTTAACCAATTAGGCCAATTAAGCCGCCGGTTGGTTGACCAGGCTACGGGAAGAGAGGTCAGGCTTTGGAGTTTCAGGACGCCAATAGGGGCGTTCCAGGATGTTTGTGAGATATTTATCCCACAACCTGTGACATCTGTTCTGATTGAGTCTGTTGAAGTTGAAAAAGAAGAAAGAAAAGTCCTGTATACAATAATCGCTGTAGGAGAATATGCAGGGCGTTGGGACCGCGCAAGAGTCAGGAAATATTTCTATCCTTATCATGGCCGACATTTTGGACCTAATCTATATCTATTATGGGATGCACATAACGAAAAGCTTTTATGGGGACCTGGAGATGCAGAAGAGATAAAAGAATGTGGGATCGAAATTATAGGCGCGGGAGCAAAATCTTTTTCTGTTAAACCTCTTGGGGCTGTTGATGAAGAAGGATACGAAGATCTTTTTGATTGGCAACCTGGTGTCCCTATGAGGGCTGGACGTTTATTTAAGGCAGCAATTTGTTTCGGTGAAGGTGTTGGAGGTGGAAGGGTATGGGGCTTTAATGTTAATGAGGGTACTGAGCCCATAAGGACAATCTCTGACGATACTTTTACCGATTCTGTTACAACATATATATATGGATCTCCTCAGTTTCCTGATTATTGGACTTCTTACCAAATAGCGATTCATACTGAGGAAAGTACCGTCGTTGCGTTAAGTTTGAGAGGTGTTGAAGGAGAGGAGTTGACGGCACACCAATGGTCTATTGATGATCAGATTCTAACCGGGAACAGATATGGACTGGTAGGTATGATCAGCCAGGATTTTGAATCTGGGTTGGAAACTGAAGCTGGCAATATGTTTACAGGGAGATCACTTGAAATCAAATCTCCTGTTGGATGGAGAAGTGCTTTTAGGGGTAACGAAACTGAAGAATCATCAGGTAGTTATTACAGTGGCAGTGGGCCATATGCCAGTTCAAAATCATGGTCGTACGGCAGGCTCAATTCTGGAGTAATAACACCTATAGCTTCGCTTCCCGGCGGAGTGGAATTAGGGTGGACTGAGGGTTGGGGGTGGGAAGGTCAGTATAAGGCCTACTATTCTACTGCCAGAACTGATGTGTTTCAAGGATCGTCAACAATAGGCGGTGTTTGGGCTACAGATGAAGAGGAAGTCGAGGGGCAAGAGGGTAAAAACGATATTATTTTACAGTATTATTTCTACAATTATTCAACTATCGCCTACCCCCCAGTTGAAGGTGTAGGGGAATCCGAATATCTTCAGCAGCTTCTTTGGGACGGGGTTCCAAGCAACAAAACAAGACATACGCATCTTATAGCAGGAACTCATAGAGCTGTTGACGCAGAAGAGGAGGGGCCTTTTAATGCCGCTGTAGTGCATGAAGGATTAACTGATGCGCTTACAGGTCTTGTTGATGAGTATTATGAACGTATTGATCCTATGAATGAACAAGGAATTAATAATCAAATAGATATCGAGATAAGGTTTTTCTATTCTGATAATGAATTAGAGATCCCGGATTGATGGAGGATATGTCATGAATATTGTCAACGTGCCCAATGTAACTCAGACCCTTTTTCCAAGAGAAGGGGATATTTCATCTTCCGCAGTACAGCTTGCGAATGATCAGTTTATCGCCTCAAATGAAAGAGCAGCCGAAGCCCTGGAGAATGCTAACACATATTTGAGTGAGTTGTGGGCTGTCCTTACTGGCGTACAAGCCAACATGCCGGAAACAAACATTACTTATGATTACCAAAAGATAAACTTAACCACACCACTGGAAACGTTACGTCCTGAGCCACCTACAGATGAGCAACTCACACCTGCAGATATAACTTCCCCTAAATTACTCCAAGCATTAACACAGATATCGGTTCCTGATATCATAGACATGCCAGCTGATAATGTTGGTGAGCTTGAATCCCAGGTGCTGGATTATGTTGAAGTGCCATACGCGTCTGATATCGCTGATGCTCTTAAGACATTGTTACTTGATTATATTGCTAATGGTGGCACAGGACTTGGTGCTGATGTAGAGGCTGCTCTTTTTGCCAGGGCCAGAGCCAGGACTGAACTATCTAACGAAAGGATCTATGAGGAAGCCGAAGAGTATTTCTCTTCAAGGGGTTGGGATATTCCACCTGATACACTTGGTGGTCGATTAACTGAAGCTTTACAAGAAATAACACGGGCCGACGAGCAAGTAAATTATGAGATTACAATTGAGCAAGCAAGGTTGGCTCAAAACAACACGCAATTTGCTCTAACAACAAGCCTTGGTCTTGAAGGCCAGGATAAAGAGCAAGCGAATCAGATAGCGGACAGGGCTCTTGAGAAAGCGAAAGCAGCCGTTGACGTGATTCTTAACACGTACAACGCCAAGATGGTTGGTTTTCTCAATAGGATTGAGGCGGTGAAAGCCAGTGCTATGGCTGCTGAAGCAACTGTCAACGCTCAGGCGGCTATGAATACTTCGATTGTGGAAGTATACAAAGCTGATATTGAAAAATACAGCCAGGACGTGATTAAGGAACTTGGAATCGTTGAGCTAATCGGCAAGGTCTATGGGTTTAAAGTTCAGGGGTATGAGGCTGATTCTAAGGCAGCGGCGGTTTTGTTGGATGCTGAGATAAAAGAATATCAGGGCAGGATTGAGCAGGCAAATAACCAGACCCAGTTATCTATCAAGGAGGCTGAGTTAATTCTTCAGACATACTTGAGTAGCCTGAGCATAGACACAGAAGGTCTTAAAACTCTAGCTCTTATCACTTCGCAAATCGCAGCAAGCGCGTTAAGTGGTGTCAGCGCAAGTGCAAGTCTTGGGTCAAGTGTGAGTAATAGTAAATCGGAGAGTATTGGGGCTACTACCGCTATTTCCGCTGGACAAACTGGAACTGAAAGACACAATTATGAGTACACAGGAACGTAAGGAGTAATTATCATGGTAAGTTTTGGAGTGAGAAATATTACAGGACAAACCAGGAGGGGTGGCCGATCCATATACAACAGGCGTACAGGCGGAGAACCGGCCTCGAAGATTAGAGCTGAACGTATGGCTCACGAGAAAGATCTGGCCGCGATGGATATCAAGGGGAAGGAAAGAGTCGTTGGCATGGAAATCGGTGGCAGAGGGCGAGTCGCGGATACGGAGACTGCCGGTGCGATGGCACGGAAGCGGCTGGGGGTTGCCGTGCAAAAGCAAATTGCGGATACGGAAGTCGCAGGAAAGAGGCATGTAGCCGGTATAAAGGGTGCGGTTGACATGGCACGGCAAAACCTCATGGCAGGCGTTATGAATCGTGAGACGGAGCTAAGGTTTGGCCCAAAGGGTATAGAGCGGACCAGAATCGAGAAGGGCCTTACCCCCGGTGCTGCGACAGCCAAAACCCTCGCTTTTAAGGAAGGGGAATTTGCTAGGGAAAGAGAAGGTACGAGGATAGCAAAACAGCTTGATGCATGGGAAAACCCGTTCAAAAAGAAACGGCAATTGGACAGTGGGGAGGAAGTGTGGGAAACCCCGGCAGAAATTAAGCAGATACGGATGGACGCGGAGGCATTGCCACAGGGAGAGCAGGAAGCTTATTACAAGAAGGCCACAAAAAAGTATAAGAAAGATAAAGAAGGTTTAACAGGGAAAAGCATGGAAGAATTGCTCGCACTAAGGACAGGCTTCACAGCATCAGGTGTAAAAAAAGGTCTTTCGTGGGGCCATTACGCGAATCCGGTAAGCGGCATGCTAACAGATTATACAAGGTAACTTGAATGCCATACACCTTAGCTGACATAGACGCAGAAATTAAAAGGCGGGAAAACGAATCGCTTCTTGGTAGGAGCGAACCCCTTGTGGCCCGTGGCCTGGAGATGGAAGAAGCAGACGCCCAAGAACCCACTGAGGCTTATTCCATCAAAGATATAGGTGCCGGGGCCGCCAGGAGGGAAGAGGGCGTAGCGCCTGCGGAAACGCCTCCCCAGGACGAACTCGGGGCGGATAAACCAGCTTCTGGAGGGTATTTGCTCGAAGATATTGAAAGGGAAATAGCCAGAAGAGAAGGCAGGACATATCAACCTGCACCATCATCAGGGGGCGGTTTCGCTGCTGATATTCATGGTGGCCTTGTTGATCTTGGCGAGATGTATGGCCGATGGATCAGGGCAATGCCTGGTGGTGAAGCTGCGGGCGGTTACGGGGACGGCGAAATTGGCGCTGGCGGGGAGATTATACGAAAAGCTGAAGAATACAAGGAACGCAAAGGGCTTGATAAGGAAAGAACTGGTCTTTCAAGGTGGACACATGAGGGCGTGAGGGCTGTTACCACTTCGTTAGCAGCAGGGTTACCTACGGCTGCTGCTGGATTTTTCTTGGGTGGCCCTGTGGGGGCCGTGGTCGGGTTCGGCCTTGGCGCGGGTACAACCTTCGGTATTGCGGAGTTCGATTCCAGCCTTGAAGAAGCCAAGCAAGCTGGCATTCCCCTTGATAAAGCAATAGAGCCAGCTATTCGGAACGGGGTCTATGAAGGTGGTTTTGAGCTGGCAGGGGATCTCTTGAGCCTATATACCCTTGGCGCCACGAAGTTAGTAAGCCCCATTGCGAAAGAAGCTTTGCAGGGGGGAATTAAAGCCTTATTTAAGACAGGGTGGAAGCAGGCGTTAAAGCGAGGGGCTGGGGCTACTGCTATTGAGACAGGTACGGAATTACTAACTGCCGGCTTCCAAACAGAAGAGAGAAGGGCGCTTGGTTTAACGCAGCAAACTTTCATGGACGGCGTATCAGAGGCTTTTGGCCCTGCTTTCGTAGCTTCCTTGATTTTTGTTGGGATAAGCGGTGGTGCGATTAAGCTTAACCGTAAGAAGGCTATCAACACGCTCGAAGATGGGAACGCTGACCCTAAGCAAAGACGGGCGGTTGCGAAGGCCGTCTACGATACGCTTAAGGAAGTTGACCCTGTTATGGCTGCGTCCTGGCAGAAGAACTCACTTAAAGCGATAGCGAATAAAGAAAGCATCCCGACCTCTGATATCACCCCCACCGATGAAAAACTGGAAAATTCCATAGAGCAACGAAATGCGGATGTCGAGGGTGAAGTTAAGGCCCGGTTCAAGGAGATTCTTGATAGCGGACTGAAAACAGGTGTTGACCCAGAAGGGAAGCCCTTCACAAAAGAATCAGCGGTGTCCATGATCCGGCTCGGGCATAAACAAGGGGTAATAGATACCGCCGAACTGGAAACCCTCAAAACACAATGGCCGGATCTTACAAACGAGATAACCGTAATCCTCTTAGGTAACAAGATTAGCGATACGGTTACTCCGAGAGTCGAAAAAACACCGGAGCAGATACAATCGGAGGTTATCCGTAGCATAGAAGACAAACTTCTTGATGACGAAAGCTTGCAGGCAGAAAGTATAGACAGTAGGCTTGAAGACGAGACATCGCAAGCTGGTTATGCTGAGACTGAAGTAAAACCGCAGGAATCTACGCCCGTCACCATCCCTGAATTTGAGAACACAGATCAAGCCCTTGAATTTGGCAAAACTGCAACCCCCGAACAAATCACGGAGCTTAAACGCTTTCGGGAGGAAAGCTTGAAAAAAAGCAGGGAGTTGGGGTCTAAAGGCAAAACACAGGAAGCATTAGACGAAGCTGTACGAGGGCAGCTTTTCAGGGAAGCGGTAGAAGCGAGCGAGACGGGCGAGGCGCAAGGGACTGAGGATATACTGAAAGGCATAGAAGCCCCACAGCCAGAACAACCACCTGCCTTGCAAGCAGCAGAAAAACGAGGCGTTAAAGATGATGCTTTATCCGACAAGGCAACGCAGGCTGGAGGGCCAGCACCTGAAACGGGAAAGCAGGAAGAGCCAAAAATCTTCAAGGGTAAAAATGTTGATGTCGTTGTATCCCCGTCGCCAAAGAAACCCGGTAAATGGCAAGTCTCCATGATAGACAAAAAGGGCGTCCCGAATGGTGACACGCAACACGACACCTACGAGGAAGCCGTTGAGGCCGGAAAATATGAGGCTGGAATTGTTACGCCAGAAGAAGAAAGGGCATACCAGGAATTAATTGGAACAAAAGTCGAGCCACAAGCCCCACCAGAGGTTACACCGGAACTTAGGGCAACGGAAGCCCCTGCGCCAACAGAAGAGGAGTCCATCAAGGAAATAATCGAGTCTCCCAAAGCAACGCAGGCGGAGGTGAAAGCAGAGAAAAGGAAGTTGAAAGGCCAGATAATCGATGGAATCCAAACAGGAGTGTATACGGGAGCGGTAAGGTTCGGGACAGTCGATGAAATTAAGACCTCATTGAAGACAGGCAAATTGCCCGTGAGCGAAGAATACGGGGAAGCCCATGCACAGCCTATCACGGGGAAGGATGATGATGCCTTCGCTGCTTATGGGGCGTATAACAAACACAACATGGCTATGGTCATCCCTGAAAAGTATATTGTGGAAAAAGTCGATGCCCATACAAAAGAAGTTACCATTGACCCGGAAGTCCCTCTAAACGAAATAACCTACTTGATTGATGGGCACGAAAAAGCTTATACTTTTGATGAGCTGCAAGACGCTGTTGGTGAGGAAAAAGCTCCTACTGAAAAAATTGAGAAAGAACCTGTTGCGAAGGCCAAACCAGAGATTACGGCCAAGGTCGAGGTTGCGCCCAAGAAGCCCGTCCAAATAGAGCAGGAAAAGCCTGTAGTGGCCCCCAAGCCTCAGCCGATACCCCAAGCTACCCGTGCAAGCATAGACGTCACCAGCTTACCCACAGAGACGGTTACGGTGAAAAGCAAGGCCATAAGGGAATCGACAGGTGAAGTCGTTATAATTGAAGACACGGCCAAAGATGTACTCGAAGATAATAGCAAGTCCATGGAAAGTTACCTTAGCATATTGGAGTGTCTAAAATGAGCACCAGGGTACTATCCGAGAAGAAAGTGGCTAAGTTACGGCGTGTAGGAAAAATAAAAGATGCATCCGGCAAAAATCTACTTCCAACCAAACCGAAATCAGGGAAATCGGCACTATCTCCCGATGAAAAATTAGCCAAAGCTAACGAGAATCTTGCAAGAACTGTTTTACATGCTACCGAGACTTACGCTGCGGGCGTGAAAGTCTTAATGCAGGCCATCGGGTCGATTAATGCAAGGCCACCTGATGTTGTGGTACCAGAAGTAGTAATCCCTGAACCAGCCAAGGAATGGGAGTTTGTGATTAAAGAGGGGTATGGTGAAAAAATTATCACAGCTAAAAGGGTCAGGTAATTGCACTATACAACCAAAGATAAGGATATTAAATGCAGTCATTAGCCACACAAATATTGCGAGGAATACAAGGCCCGGCTTCATCGGTTGACAATACTATCCCTCGCTATGATGGAGTTACCGGCAAGAAAATCCAGGGCAGCGGGATAGTTATCAGCGATGCAAATGTCATAACTATCGGTGCAGGCCAGGGCTTGAATGTTTCTGCTGGCACGCTTACTTTGGCGAACAATCAAATCAGTGGAGATAAAGTCGAAGGCGGGATAATTAATGCAATTACTATTAATACTCTTAATGACAATGTAAATGTCCTTGGTGATATAAATATAAATGGATTAAGAGGCGTTAGCCTTGGTGTCACTGACGTTGGAAGAGAGAACACATGGGTAGGCACAAAGACTGGTTTAAATGCAACTGCTACGTCTTTTAGAAATACAGGAGTTGGAGCACTGGCTTTAGGAAACCTCACCGATGGACAGTTTAATACAGGGATAGGGTACACGGCTCTTTATAGCGTTACAACTGGAGACTTTAATGTTGGGGTCGGCTATTGGGCAGGAATAAACATAGAAACAGGTAGTAATAATTTAGCTATTGGTTCCCAGGCTCTTTTTACTAATATCACAGGAAGTAACAACCTTGCGATTGGGAATAATTCATTGTTTATTACAACAGGAGCCAGCAATGTTGCATTAGGAAATTATGGAGGCCGTGGGATTACATCAGGCACTTATAATCTTGCAATCGGATATTATTCAATTGGTGGTGCAACGACGGGAAGTGGGAATATCGGAATTGGGTATAGTGCCTTAAGGTATGGATCAGGCTCAGGAGCGGCTAATGTTGCGATTGGAAGAGAGGCGGGGAAATCTTCAGGTGCACCAATATTAAACCGAAACACACTGATAGGCGGTTATTCTGGTAGGGTTATTGTAACAGGCTCAGATGATAATGTCGCGATTGGGTATATGTCAGGTTACAATATTGCTGGAGATAGAAATGTATTTTTAGGGCATAAGGCGGGCTACTATGAAACCGGTTCGGATAAGCTATTTATTGATAATGCTCAAAGAGCAAGCGAGGCGGATGCCAGAACGAAGGCGTTAATATATGGTGTTTTTGCTGCGGCGGTTGCTGATCAAGATTTAATAATCAACGCTGATATTGGACTAAATAAAGTTCCCTCAGATCCGTTAGATATCAGTCTGGCAACGGAGGACCTTGGTATTGTAGACTCGGGTTCGACAGGCGCAACAGAACAAGATTGGATAGAGGTTAATATAGGTGGAAACCAAGGATATATCAGAGTCTTTGCTGCAAAATAAAGGACAGATTAAAATGGCAACATATGAGCTATTGGGAGACGGACGGGTTGAGATGACTAAACCAATTCCAGATCAGGTGGAATCATTCACGATCGAAGACTTAAGGCTCCGTCATGCAAGCGCCGTGGGCATGATGGAGAGCTTTAAAACGGAAGCGAACGATATCGTAGATTTAATGATAGATATCAACACCAGCCCTGATATCGTTATAACGATAATTGATATCCCGGAGAAAATAAAATGAGCGAAGAAAGAATATTTTCCATACCAGAATCCCTGCTTGTGGGCATCCTGAATTATCTGGCATTGCAACCATACCAGAATGTTGTAAGTTTGATTAATGAGATTCAGGCGGTTATCCAGAAAGAGCAAGGGCAAGGAAAAAAGCAAGGTGGTAAAGAAAAATGATTGTCACCGCTTACTTCTCTGAAAACGGCCTACCAAAAATAGGGTTATCACCGACTGTTGATATCATTGATATTTTCGATGACTCGGTTGACATTAATGACGGAGCAATGTCTGAGGTTGGGCAGGGTTTTTATAAATATGACTTTGCAGGACACGATAGCTCAAAAAACTATTTGATGCTTGCTGATAGCGTAATTTTAACAGGGGATGAACGGTATGCTATCGGAACGCTTGAGGACGATACTAAGATAGATGCTGTGCAAGCCCAAACAGACAAAATGAACTTCGCTGGTGATGATATAAAAGCGACTCTTGACGGCGAGGAGGTTGTTACAGATACGGTAAGCAGAAATGCAAGCAAGGCGGATGTATCAGGTATCCCTACGGTAAGCGAAATTGGAGACATGGTAATTGAAGGGACACTAACCCTTAAGCAGGTTGAAATGTTGACACTGGCTTTTATCGCAGGTGAAACCACAGGTGGCGGAACAACTGAGGTCGTTTTTAAGAATCAAGCGGGCGATAAAAGCAGGATAGCTTTAACCGTTGATGAAAATGGAAACAGATCATTAACTGTACTGGACGTAAGTTGAATCAATGGAATACCAAAAGTTCTGTGCATTACCGATCCGGGCGTATCCATTGCATGGTGTTCCGCTTTTTGGATTGCCGGGAGTTGTGCCTTCCCCAGCAGTGGCTACACCAACGACTGGTGGCAGCAGCAGGGGCGGCATAGCCAGGTATATTTCAAGGTTCCCTGTCGATGACGACCAAGATCTGGTCGATTTTATTAAGGCTATCGTTTGCAGCGAATTTTTAAACTGAGGTTATCATGGCATCTTTAGCAAAATGCCTCGATTCAGCGGGGATTGAGCAAGCTGAAGGAAAAATAATGAAAAGCCGGTCCAGGGAATTGATCAAGTCTGGCTACACGGAAGAAGAGGCCAACAGGAAGGTCGTCCTGGATGCCATAACTGACCTTAATACTGAGTGGGACAGTACTGTTGAGGCTGTAGAGAAGAAATTAGGGCGGAAGTTTAAAGAGAAATCGGCCGGAAGAAAAGAAGTCCCCACCAAAACATGGAGACCCCGCCCGCCAATCAAAACAGGCCAGGCCAAGACCTTCCGCTCTTACGTAAAGGCATTGGGCGGAATAAACCAGAACGACGAAGGATACAGGGGCGAAATCGCAGACATCAGCGCAGGTGCAAGGTGGCAACCGGGTGTGAAAAGCTCGAAGGGCCTAATGATGGACGAGCTGCTTGCCCAAATTGAGGAGTCGGGGGAATGGAAGGGTGTCATCAGCACAGCGGAAGACGTCTTGGACGCCCTGGCAACCAACCCAACAAAACCGACTTCCATAGAAGAAAAGCTTGACGAAGATATCAAAAAACACTATGAGGAATTAGAGGAGTACGAGGAGCATTTAAAATCTCAGTATGGAGAAAACTATGAGCAATCAGAAGAATTTAGACGAGATGAAGAGGCTGCTCAAACCGATCTTAAAGAGGAGGTTGAGAGAGAGGTTGCTATCGAGATTGAAAGAAGCGAGAACCTCACCGACGAAGAAATAGCTGAGCTTGAAGCCCTTTCCCCAGAAGAATACGAAGATCTTACCTCTTTTGATCCTGCCAATTTTGTAGAAGAAAGACAACTCGGTCTTTTTGGCACACAAACAAAACCTGAATTTGAGCTTACACCTGAAGAAGGCACAAAACACGAGAAAGCCGCAAAACTCGAAAAAGAGGGGATCGTAAAGAGACCTGAGAAAACTAAGAAGCCTGCCGTGTTTCCAAAGGAAGGGATAACGCCACCCACATCTGGGACACAAAAACAGTTGTTTCCAGGGAAAGGTGAAACCTATGATTTATTCGACCAAGCAGAAGCAACCAAAGACATCGAATTTAAACCACTCCCAAAAGCCAAAGCCGAAACCCTACTGCCTGCCACAAGAACCCGAATGGCTACAACCGGGAAGCTGCGAGCCTCCGGGTTCATGGTCGGGAACGTGGACGACGCAGCATCCTTACTCGCTCCAATCCGAAAAGCCCGCCAAGAAAACGCCTACACAATAACCGTTGATAAGGACGGAAATGCCCTTGAAATCCATAGGTTGGCAAAGGGCGGTGTAGCCCAATCCATTATCCCGACTGTAATAGGGGCCGGGCGAGTTTTAAACATCAAAGGCGCTCACACTGTATATTTCGCGCATAACCATCCTTCCGGTGAAGTAATTCCATCCCAAGAGGATTTGAAGGCCGCAAGGGGTTTGAGCAATATCCTTAAATTGAAGGGTATCAAGCTCAAATCTCTTGTTATTGGTGGGACTTCCTACATGGAGTTCACTGAGACAGGGAGCAACCTGGATGAAAAAAGGATACGTCCGACTGTCAAAAAACAAGTAATGCCAGTCAAAGAAGGTGAGCTTATTGTGAAGCCGAAAGGCCCTGCACTTAAGAGTTCTACTGATGCCAGGGTAGCAGCGAAAACCTATGGAGATAAGGAAGGGTTTATCTTCCTGGATAGGAAAAATAATGTCTTGGGCTTTTTACCTTTCACGTCAGGGCTACCACAAAAAGAAACAACAACCTCCGTTATACAAGCCGCCGAACGTTTAAACGCTTCTGCTGTAGTTTTTAATTCCCCCAAAGACTTATCGCAAGGCAAGCTGAAATACCTGAAAGACGTTTTCCCTGCGCTCAGTGAATTGGCCCTTACGGATATCCTTACGCCAAGCAGGTCTTACGCTGACGAAGGCCTCTTGGGTGGGTTCAAGCCGCCATCAACGGAAGAGCGGGCCTTCGATGTGGCGGCCTCCGACCAAACCCTATTCTCCGCCCAGAAAACTCCCATCCCATCCGCCAAGCCCATGGCTGAAGGTGCAGACCGCTTCTATTCCCAAGTAATTAAAACCGTACAAGACAAAATGCCTGCCAAAATGCAAGCCTCCGCAGTGATGAACTGGCTTAGAAAACAGCCGGGCATTAAGGCTGCTGAGTTGGACTGGATGGACGTTGAGGGAATGCTTGAGGGCAAGAAGGTTGTTACTAAAGACGAGCTTGTTAAACTGCTTAAAGAAAATCAGGTTGTTGTTGAGGAGGTTGAGAAGGGCGAGGCCAAAGAAATAAAGATTGTTTCTATTGAATCCTTGGGTGGGGGCTATCCAACTGTTTATGAAATAGAGTTTGAGGACGGAAGCACAACAGAAATAGACATGAGTGGCGAATATGGGGACGACAAAAACGCTGTGCCTATGGACAAGGTGGCGCAACTTGCACAGGAGTCAAGAAAAGAGGATGCTTTAGAATTTGAAGGACGGCTTGATTTAGACCCTACCAAATTCTCCCAATGGCAACTCGAAGGCGAAAAAGAAAACTACCGTGAGCTTTTGTTTAAGCTGCCAGTAAAAAAGATCGAAAGTGGTCCCGTGCAATGGAAAGAGAGAGTTCCTGGGGAGCATAAGGCCGTTGTGGGCAATAGGGTCTTCGGGATAGTAACAGAAGATAACAGGTTTTATGTTTATGAAGAAGGTGGGGTTCTCGGTAAACCCGTGCAAACCGTTGAGGCTGGGAAACAGGTTGTCGCTGATGCTGTAAAAAATCCACAAGAAGCAGGGTTTATTTCTTCCCATTGGGACGAACCAAACGTATTCGCCCACGTCCGGGTAAACGAAAGGACGGACGCTGACGGCAACAAGGTTTTGTTCGTAGAAGAAATCCAGAGTGACCACTCCCTTGAACACAGAAAACAGTTGACAAACATAGAAAAATCAGTTACTAACAACTTTAAGGCAATAGTGAAGAATATGACAAAATTAGGAGTCTTAAAGGAGGTTTGTTAATGAAAAAATATTGTATTTATATTCACCGTAGAAAAGACAACAATTTGCCTTTTTATGTTGGGTGCTGTAGTTGGCACGAGAAAAGAAGGGCTCTTGGATTAAAGAAATTTACAAGAGCGTTTGATTTTAATCTTAGGAGACCAAAATGGTTTGAAATCCGAGACGAAGCTGGCGGCGTAAATGTAGAAATTCCTTTTATTTTTAACGATAAAAAAGATGCCTATAAAAAAGAACATGAAATAGTTGAATTTTATGGGCGGGAATGTTTTGAAAATGGGTTACTGACAAATGAATGCAAGGGTGGGGTAGGCGCTCCAGGACAATATAACACACCAGAAACAAGAAAGAAGAAGTCTATCACAAAACTTGGCAAGCTAAATCCTATGCATGGCAAGAGAGGAAAAGATACTCCAATGGCAAAAAGGGTTGTCAATATTAAGACAGGTAAAGTCTACGAATCTGTATCAGAAGCAGCCAATACCTGTGGGTTTAAAATGAAAACTCTTTATAACTGGCTTTCAGGACACAGACCGAATAAGACAGATTTGAGGTTTGCATAATGGCTTGCATTTATACAATTGGCGGGAAAACCTACGACAAAGACGGGTTTATGGCATATTTGTTAAATATGAACCCTGCCGAAGCGTCTAAATATATGCCAGGTGTTACTTCTGTCCCCGACATGCCTTTCAAAAAGAACTGGCAAGAGGTAGTCCTAAAGCGCATCATCCGCATGGCAGCCGAACAAGGGATTGACAAGGTCAGTTGGGTTACTGGCCAGCAAACTGCGGATCGTTATGATTTGAGTAAGCATCTTGACCGTATTGAATACGAAAAAACAGATATTAAAGATGACCCTGATGTTGAGGGGGAGTATGAGCTTGTCGCGTATAACAAAGAAGGGAAAGAAGTTATGCGTGAGGAAGAAATCGATTTAGAAAGGATCGAAAAACTTGTAGGCAAAGGGATCGCCCAAAAAATAAAAGACGGCAAGGGGTCAGAAATGGAGGACTCGCCGTACCGCGATTGGAGGATTCTTTCAGGGTTAGACTTAAAAGTAGGCGGAGAATGGGCCTTTGCGCTGTACGATAAAATGATACCCCAATATCTCAAAAAGTTCGGGAAGAAATATGGGGCCGAAGTTGGGTCTACAGAAATAAACGGGCAGGAGCAAAAGTCCTTCACCATAACCCCAGAGCTAAAGAAAACGGCTCTTTACGAAGGCATGTCTCTTTTTTCCAAGAGTAAATCCGTCCCATCTGGCCAGGGCATAAGCAGGGCCTCACTCGATTTCACAGTAAAAGCTATCACCGCCAAATGGAAAAACATAGCCGATATCAAGGTCGTTGATTCGGTCGATCAAATACCGCAAGAAATAATGAACAGATCAAATGCTGATCCTTCAACTTTGCGAGTTGGAGGCGTGTATACTACAGACGGCCAGGGCAATCGTACTGTTTACCTTGTTAGGGAAAACCTGCTTAACCCCAAGGACGTCAGGTTGACCCTGCTCGAAGAGACTCTGGGCCATGATGGGTTGAGGCAGGCGTTGGGTACGGTCTTGAACCCCAAGACTGGCAAGTCTCGACTCGAAAGTTTACTGGATAGGGTATGGTTACAGGAGGCTGAAGGTGTCCAGGCCCTCGCGGATGATTACCGTATTGACACGAAAACACATCAGGGACGCCAGGAGGCTGCAGACGAATGGATTTCTAAGCAGATAGCAGCTGATACTCTTCCACAGCAAATATGGAGCCGCCTCGTGTCTATTATCCGGCAATGGGCCAGACAGGTGATGCCGAATCTGAACATCAATATCACGGAAGCGAAAAGTCTGGCACGACAGGCGATCGTGGCTGGTAGGGGACTAAATGTGGCGAAGGCTGCAACAACTCCCGATATCCGATATCAGAAAGAAGCATGGCACGGCCAGACCACACCGGGAGAGCCTATAACGGAGTTTGACCCTGATACACGGTTTTCCGCCAAACCTGCGGCTGAAGATTTAGACCAGTGGGCGGCAAGGCAACTGAAAACTATCAGGGATCAGGTTGAAAAAGAGGCGAAAAAGGAAGATGTTCCCGGAAAGATTAAAAAGCCAAAACTGAAAGAATCTGCCCTGGAAGCTATAGAATTTGAACAATCTCCTATGCGAACCGCACGGGCTACGTTAACCCGGCATTTCAATGATACGATGTACTGGATTGTTGATAAAAACAGGCCTATTACCACAGTCCAAAACCTCTTAGATAATGTCACGGATGATGTAGATGTTTTCCTGAAAGAGACACAACGACCCAAGCGAACCGCTGCGAAGATCAAGAATGCATGGGCAGATGAAGTAAAGCCTTTGATAGAAAGGATGTCCGAGTACAAGGTTAATGTTCCAGATTTAGAGGTTTACAAGCATGCCCTTCACGCTCAGGAAGCGAATGAGGCGCTTAGGCGTTCAAACGCTAAGTTGCAGGTTGAAAAGATTATCAAAATTCTGGAATCAAACAAAGAGAAGGCAAAAGTTTCAGCTATCAAGAAAGATATCAAAGAATTAAAAAGCCCGGATGAGTGGTACATGGCCCTTAACAATATCATCAAGCAGTATGGTACAGAAGAAAGCCTGGGGAATACCCTGACAAAATGGAAAGCTTTCGCTGAGAAACCTTCCGGCATGACCGACAGCGAAGCCAGCGAAATTTTAACCCAGCATAAAGGTAATAAGAAAATTGAAGAACTTGGCAAAATGCTGGATTCAATAAACGATAAATCGCTTGCCCTTCTCTTTAATTCAGGCGCTTTGGCGGAGGAAGAATATACGGCTATCCTGAACAAATATGAGCATTATGTTCCTCTTTACAGGGAGGGATTTGACGATAGGCTTTTTGGGGCTACGAAGGGGTTGAGGCCTTCCGGCAGGCCGATTAAGGTGCGGGGTGGGTCTACAAGAAATGTTATCAATATCGTAGCTCACTCAATAGCCAATTACGAAAAGGCTATAAATAGAGCGGAGAAGGCGCGATCTCAAAGAGCCTTAAAGGGTCTAATAGAGGCCAACCCGGAATCAGACGTCATAAACATTGAACCTGTCAAGAAGTCTAAGCGGTATGACCCCCTTGGTAATTTAAGGATGTACCCTGATTGGAATGATGTTCAAAAAAATGAAATGCGATTGATGGTAGAAGGGGAACAATATCTCGTTTCAGTACAGAGGGACAATAAAGATGGCATGCTTATGATGAGGACACTAAAAGCAGAGGATGGCATGACGGGACCTGTTGTAAACACCTTCGCCAAACTGAACAGATTCCTCGCCAAAATCAACACTACGTGGTCCCCTGAATTTATTATCTCTAACTTTGCCCGTGATATTCAGACAGCAGGGATCAACATCCAGGATACGGGAGTCAAAGGAAAGGGGATGCTGAAGGGTGCCAAGGATGCATGGGGAGCGATCTTTGCCATAGAGAGGGGCAAACCCAAAGGCACGGAACTTGAGAGCTACTACGAGCGATTTAAGGCGGCTGGTGGTAAAATAGGATGGTCTGATGTCCATGGTTCTGTTGATAGCCTGGGAAAGAAAATAACAAATGAACTTAAAATGATGAACGGGGAAGCTCCGGTTAGGGAACGGGTTAAAGACTGGTTGCAATTAATAGAAGATATAAATACCTCTATTGAGAACGGAATCCGGCTCCATGCCTTTAAGTTAGCGGTAGACCAGGGCAAAACAGACGAAAGGGCGGCTCAAATAGCTTCCGATTTAACCGTAGATTTTACCAAAAAAGGAGCTGCGGGGCCTGTGATAAATTCGTTCTATCTTTTCGCTAATGCAGGAATTCAGGGGTCATACAGAATAATAAGGGCGGGAACTAAATCCTCAAGTGTAAGGAAAACCATGGCCGGGATTGTTGGTGTAGGGTTTGCTGTTGGGGTTTTAAACGCATTGGCGGGGGGCGAAGATGAGGACGGTGAGGATTATTTCAATAAGATAGATGACTATATCCGGGAACGGAACATGATAATCATGCTACCGGGAACGGAAGGAAAATATGTGAAAATACCACTTCCCTGGGGATATAATGTCTTTTGGAATATGGGGACAGAGGCTTCAAGGGCGTTTACTAAAGAGAATTACAGCTATTTGTCCGGGGCAGGACGGTTGGCCTCAACTTTCGCTAATGCCTTTAACCCTGTAGCTTCCGGGACGTTACTCCAAACATTACTCCCAACAGTGGCAGACCCTTTTGTCCAGGTAGCAGAGAACAAAAACTGGTTCGGTGGCGACCTGATGCCAGAAAGGAATAAGTTTGACAAAACACCAGATCCGGATTCACAGAGGTACTGGAAGTCTGCGGGGGTAGCCTCAAAATGGGTGGCATCCCAATTAAACAGCATTACCGGCGGGGACAAGGTAAAGCCAGGCCTGATTGATATCTCACCTGAAACCCTTGATTTGGTTGTGGACACCGTTGGAGGGTCAGCTTTCAGGTTTGTTAAGGACACGCTTAGTTTGCCGATTAATGTTTCTCGTGAAGAAATCGGGATACCCAAGATACCTTTCGTGCGAAGGGTAGCTGGTGAGAAACCAGCATGGGCAGATTCAAGGGTTTATTATGAAAATATAGAGGACGTGCTTGTTGCTAAAGAACGACTGAAAGTATACAGGGGGACTGCTAACTATGACAAATTAGCCAAGGCACTAAGAGCCGAGAAGTCTTTAATCCCTCTTGCAAGCAAGAGCGAAAAAGACCTACGGTCGTTAAGGAAGTGGCTCAAACGGGCCAAGGTACAAGGCGATAAAGGCAGGATCGAGAGGATAAACGAGCGTATTAAACGGGTTTACGTTAAGTTTAACAAGAGATATAACGAAACAATGGGGAAGCTCTAAAATGGAGCGTATGGCACAGCCAAAAACAACAGACACATTTAAAACAGGAGATTAATTATGCCAGGGAATGAAAGAGAGCTTAGGGTAACAACGGTAATGGACGCAGAGGAAATAGCTGCCAGCGGAGATGCGGTGTCGACCTCGATAGACCAGACAGGCAAGAAGGGCAACTATTCTTTGCAGATATTAGTGGAGGGAGATGGTACATGCAAGATAGAACAGGAAATCAGTAATGACAACGTAAGTTACGGCGAGCCGGAGGGGGCGGCCGATCTCTTCACCGGACTGACAAAGACGAGTGGGCCGGGGTCTGATGGTAAGGTTTTCAAGCAAGTCACGATAGACTTCGCAAATCGTGTCAGGTTAAAAGTTACTGAAACGGGTACAACTGACAGCGTAACGGTGACGCTTAAACTGGCCATACAGTGAGGGTGGGCTGCTGAAGCCTGAAGGGGATGTATAGCTATATGACCGGAAAATCCATAGATGAACTCTTGATGGAACGGCGAACGATTGAGGACCTCATCAAGCAGAATTTCGAGCGCAAGCTGGCTATGCTATTTATTGACGTCTGGGGATACACCCAGTATGTCGAGACCAGAACAGCCGTCAATGGCCGGGCGATGCTCAAAGAGTTTTTCGATATCGTCAGCCCGATTATTGAAAAATACGCGGGTGTGCTGGTCAAGAAGATCGGCGATGAAGCTATGGTCGCGTTCACTTCGCCCGTATCAGCGGCACGGGCCTCCATCGCAATGCAGCAGGGGCTCGCTGAATATAACAGGCAGGTTACAAAGCAGAACCGGATACACGCAAAGATCGGGGTTGATTATGGCGAGGTCTTGGTTGAGGACAAAGACATACATGGAGACACAGTAAATGTGGCTTCTCGTGTGACGAGTCTGGCAGGCAAGGACCAGATATTGTTCACCGGGTTTGCATGGGTACCTACCCGAGACGTCGAAGGGGTTGTTTTCCGGGATTACGGGGTCGTTACACTGAAGGGCAAAGCGGAGCCTGTCAACCTCTACGAGCTGGTCTGGCGCGATGATAGAAGTCTACCCAGGGTAGGGCCACAAAAAGAAACAGCGCCGCCAATACCTGCGGCTATTATCGAAAATGGCCAATTCGATTCCTTGACCAGGTACCTGGATTTGATCTATGATACACAGCGTCAACATGCTGCGACTATCGGGAAGTTGTTTGACAAACTGGATGCGCAAGGGAAGGCTATCGCAAAATGTGAACCACGGCTCGATGCCTTGGAAAAGCTCACTTCCGAAGAGCTTAAACCTGCGGTAGAGGCCCACACAAAAAGTCTTTCCCGGATAACGGGGGCGCCTCTTTTTGTTAGTTTCCTTTTGGGTCTTGGCGCGTTATTGGCTATGTTTTTAGCATGGTTTGGATTTAAGAATTAAGGAGGTGGTATCATGGGGTTTTTAAAGTATTTGTCGTACATCGGAAAAGGAGCCAAGGTGATTAGTATTTTGGCCTTGGAGATTTCCAAAATTCTTGCCGATGGGAAAGTCACAGTTGGTGAGGCTATGGATTCATTTGAAAAAGCAGCAGGCGGGGCAGGCATGCCACTTAAAATTGAAGTCCCTTATGAGATCAGGGAAATGTCAATGAGAGTGAAAGAGGTGAAATGAGATATGGGAAAACATTTAATAATTATGCTTGAGTATGATATGGGTGATTATTCTGACATGGAAGGCGATGGGCAAGAAATACCAACCGACCCAAACGATGTTGGGCTAAATGAATCATTTTATCAAGGTGAAGCCTCAAGACATGATATGCGTATTGTTGGGGTGAGAACTGAAGACAGGGAAGCCGTATGACCTTAAACCCAATATCCGCGACCATAGACCCAGGGGCATTAACTGTCCTTCATGCGAAGGCCAACCTTGTTTCCCATTACAAGTTCTTCGGTTATTACCAGTTGGGGTTTTTCTCATGTGCGTATTTATGAGCTGCATCTTTAGTATCGAATACTTTATCGATAAAGTCAGACACGGGGGAAATTGAAGATAGAAACTTTTGTTTGTCAAAGTTTTCACCATCCCAATATGCAGCATCTGGAAAATGGCCCTCCTCTGGTTCCCAACATATCAACACCGCATACCACCCTCTTTGTTTTGGCCTTGGGTCGTTGATATCATACACGCTAATGAATTCTGTATCCATTACTCCCTATTTTACTGAATTCCATATATTTGCTTCCAACCATACCGGTCTCCTTTTCTGTTACTGTTTGCTCAACATTCGATCGGCGATAACCCTGGGGAGCACCACCATAACACTCATTGCCACTGTTCATTAGGCAATGAAATCAACTGGTTAGCGGTATAACGTTAAGCTGACTTACCACGGCTTCTTGTGGGTAAGTCCAGCGGCTGGTTAGGAGTAATACCGTGTGTTACGTGTGCCGCGGGCCAATGTCCGCAGTCTTCACATACTCGTTTACCCTTCAACGCTGGTTTACGTTTTCCATCTTGAATTATTGGTTTAAAAATAATTTTTCCCCCGCACTTTTCACATTTCATTACTTTAATCTCTTAACGCTAAGATCAGCCGCCGGGTCTTCGGTCGGCTGCATTTGTTGGTTATAAGATTTCTAATATCACCGCATCACCAACATACGAATGACCGGTATCCCGGTAAAACCACCATTTGTCAAAACCCTCAACCGCAACAGATACATCGTCCGCGTCTATGATTTCATATTCGTAGAATCCAGATGGCAACATCACATTGCCAGATTTGTTGTGGACCTTGACCCTGTCACCTTTTTTTAAAGTTCCGAGTTCCATTTAGAATTGCTCCTTATAACAGGTTGATCACCAGTGCGGCCCTTGGCATCTGGTGGATTAACTGGTTGTGCGCCTCTGAGCCATTAGTTCGAAAATCATTTTTTTGATATCATCCATGCAATCGGTGTTAAATACGCAATTGGCGGAAGGGAAAAAACAGTATTGTCGCCATGCCCCATACCATTTAATTGTACCTAAAATAAATCCCGATGACTTAGAAAGAATGTCCCAAATATCTGTTTTCCCCGTACTCCCTATTTTACTGAATTCCATATATTTGCTTCCAACCATACCGGTCTCCTTTTATGGCCGTGGTTGCTTAAAAACCCACCAATCTTGAATAAATGGCTCTTGGCCTACCCAATGTTTTTGGGTATACCCAACGAATTCCCACCCCTGCTTATCCATTAAATTGAGCCAGGATTCCATGTCTCTATTATCCATCACAGGTGACTTTGCGTTTTGTGGTAAGTCCGGTTGCGTACATTTGTATTTATATCTCATAACTGCTCTCACCCCTCGCATATCCCAACAAAGATACTCCTGTACTTTAGCTCCAAAGCCATTATTATACAATTCTTCGTAATATCTGCCCAATCGGATTTTCTGAAACCTCAAACAAAGGCTCTCCGGTAAGCCATATTTGGCACTGGATATGGTTAAGTTGTTCGTCCCATGCCATGTGCATGATCTCAGTGCCAAACTCTTCAGATAGCCTCTTGACAAACACAGATGCGGTTTCAAAATTCCAATAATTAAAAACCCCTGCAAATACAACATATGACCCTTTGTGTGCAATTAATTCTTGAGACATACATCGAGACGGATCACCGTCCTCTCCGCCTAAATCAGGGTCGTCGTCAGTTCCCCGCATTTCCAGCGTAATCTTTTTAATGCGTTCTTTCATGTCTTTTGTGTCAGTGGAACCGGAGAAAACTCCTCCCGTCCTTATGCCGATCATGTGAGAAATATAATACCCCATAATTACCTCCCGTTGCGTAACAAGTAATCCTATTCCCCCTCGCATATCCCAATAAAAATACTTCTGTGCTTCACCTCCAACGCCTCCAGCGTCTTTGCCAGCTCATCCAGTTCTTTCAGGTCGGCCTTTGCGTCGTCCGTTTTCGGGTCACACTCTGCGATCCCCTCCAGTAGCAGTATGGGGATATCGGACAGATGCGACCAGGCAAGGGAGAACTGGTCTTTGATGTACATATCTGTTAATTTTTCTCTGGAAAACGGGACC